ACAATAACAAACAATAACAAACAAAAACAAACGTCATGAATCAATTTAGAGAAACTTTTGAGGAGCTTACTTGGGAGCTAACAGGTACAGTAATAGTAGGCAACCAAATCTGCTGCGACATCGAGTGGAACAACGGAGAAAAGCAAGCGCAAATGGTTACCATAGACGTGCCCGAGGACTTTGACTTAAGCGACAAAGAGGCGCGTAGAGAATACTGCCTAAGCGAGCTTGGATTGGTACTTGATTACGAACCTGCATAAAACGGAAAATGAAAGCAAACGAAACAACGCACCTCCCCTCCCCTGCACAGTGGGAGGCGGATGTGCAAAGCGATGTGAAAAAGGTGCTGGAGCTATCCCAGCAAATAGAAATGTCTGACCCGCAAGACGCGGAGCAGCTAAAGCACGCAGACGGCATGCGCAAAGCTCTAAAGAAGCTGCGCACTGCGATAGAGGCGCGTAGAAAGGAGCTCACGGCTCCAGCGCTGCAATACCAGCGAGACCTTAAGAAAGTTGCTGACACGCTTATGATGCCGCTGAGAAAAAGAGAAAACCAGATACAAGCGTTCTGCGACGAAGCAGCAAGGATTGAAGAGGAGAAAAAGCGAGAGCAGGAGCGCCTACGCCAGGAGGAGATGAACCGCAGGCTGCAATACCTTAAGGAGCTGCGCGGGTATGTAGACCACGGTGCCGGGCAAGTAGTGCTATTCGACGGGACGAATATCAGCTTAGCGGAATGGCAAGCAATGCCGCCCGAAGAGTTTGACGCTTACATTGCAAAAGTGCGCCCAGCTATTGTTGAGGAGATACGCCAAATGGAGGTGTTGCAGCAGCAGCTTAAAGAGAAGAAAGAAGCTGAAGCACGCGCAGCTAAACAGCAACCTGAGGAACCGGCATCAGCTACGCCAAAAGCGCAGCAGCCAAACCCGGCAGAGGAGTCTGCTCCTCAAGTGCCTCACGGCATGCTCAAATTTGCACGCTGGTTTAAAGACAACAAATACGTCTGCACGAAGGATGGGCAGCAGCACGATATTGAAAACGTACTAAAGGAATATATGTATGGATAACCTTAAAAGCCTTGCGCCTAAAGCTCCAAAAATGCACCGGCGCATGATAATTGAAAAAGACGGCAGGAGAGTCTGCGCTTATGTTAAGGGCGCAGCTCCAGCGCTCAATATTTACATGCTGCATTATAAAGACGAGGATGGGCTTGTTTGGGCAGAGCAGACAAAAATACTGAACCCGGAGTGGGTAAAGCTGGGAGCGCTTGTGGTGCAGGTTGTGCTGTGGTTTCTTAGACGTGCAAAGATGCCTGGCTATATTTACACGCTGCATAAAGGAGAGCGCAAGATATACCAATACCGCATGTACTACGATATGAACATGTTCGTGGCAGAGTACAGCACAAAAGACGGCGAGGTAGTCGCGCGTGAAAAAGGCGAAACAGAAAGGGAAGCAAAAAAGAGGCTTTATGACACCATTGACGCGCTCGGCTTTCTGTATTAAGCTTGGGAGATATGTGTGGCTAAGCGCGCAGGAAATGCAAGGCGAAAGCTTAGACAAAGACATGCACGTTTCGCTTTATGTTAACCCAAGTAAAGGTACCTACCTATTAGAATTTTTTGTAAATTGTGTAGGTCACTCGCGGCTTCTAACCAGTGATGTAGAGTTAGTGGGTGAGCTGATTGATTATAGCACAGGTAAAAACATTCAACAGGCGTTATTTCAATACCCGACTTCGATGCGGGAGAGCTCCCTTATTGGTGATAAAGCTATCCAGCTACTTTGAAGTAGGAATGAAGCCGCCTGCTAAGCTGCTAAGCACTTGCCAGCTACTGCACCCAGAATATTTCTACAAAGAGCCGTTCTGGAGGAGGTGGTATAATAGTTGGAAGGCGGCAAGGGAGTTTAACCAAGCGATTGAAAATCTAAGCAATGACATACAGCAAACGACAAGACCAAGCGATTAAAGAGCAGCTTTTGAACAGCGGGCAGCTAACGGAAAAGGAAGCGGAGGAGCTGCGCAAAGCACAAAGCACAGACAGCTTAGGTGCCAGGCTGCGCAAAATGATAGGCACAATCAAAAAGAAACTAAAGTCAGAACCAAAGCAATGAAGCGAATACCAGAATCAATTATCCCAGAGGATGTAAGCAAGGACTTAAGCGGAGACGAGCTTAGGCAAATGGTTGCAGATAACGCCGACGTAATTTATCCGCTACACGAGTACAAGCACACGTTCACAGAAAGAGAAGTGCAGTACATGGAGGAGGTGCTTGTTGCAAAGCAGCTTGAGCTGTACGGCTTAGAGAAGCACCTTGAGCGGATAAAGGAAGAGCATAAGCAAAAGATGGACCCGCTGAAAAGCACGATTAAGGAGTGCGTTAAAGGCTTAAGCGCAGGCAGCGAAATGAGGATGGCAGACGCTTTTGGGTACCGCCACGGAGACAAAATGGCACTGTATAACCAACACGGGAAATTGATATATGTTCGGGATGTAAACGCTACTGAACAGCAAGGCACGCTGATGGGAGCTATCAGAGAGGAGGAATAAGAAACGAAAAGAATGCAGAGCCATACAATATACCAAAAAGCAAAAAGAATGCGAGAGAAGCTAAATCTCGCAGCGACAGCAGCAATCTTCGTTTTCCTTTTAACTGCGTTGCAAAGCATAGCTCAAAACAAGACTTTCATCTACAACGGATATGTCAGCCACTTTAGCTTGGAGTACCAATGCCCGCTGCGCGTAACGTACAGAGTAGAGGCGAAGGAAGGAGATTGTGAGCGCGGCAGGTTTTATGCAGCAGAGGGAACGCACAAGCCAGACGCCTACTTCGGCACGGGATACGAGCGTGGGCACTGCGCTCCAGCAGCCAACTTCAAGCACGACTGTGAAATGATGGAGGAGAGCTTTAGCATGCACAACGTATTTCCACAAACACTGTTCACTAATCGCAGGAGCTGGAAATGGACAGAGGAATACGAGAGGAAGCTTGCAGAGCTCGAAGGGTGTGTGGTAGTACAAGTAGAGCTGTCATGCTTTGTGCAGTCGCAAGGCTTATGGGTGCCCACAATGCTAAGCAAAAAAGTCAGCCGGTGCTGGGAGCCGGAAATACTATTTGAATTTATTACTCCAAACCTAACATACGAAGCAAAATGAACGGAATGCGTAACCTACCAAAAATCGCACAGCACGAGCCTCCCTCACAACGCGGGCAAGGCTTTGTACACCAAAACAGATATCGCCCACCACGAAAGATTGTGCCCTGGAGCGAGTTGTACCGTAAAGTGCAGATGGGTATTGAGCTAAACCCAATAGAACGTTTTGTCTATCTGCACGAACCGCATCGCTGCGACGACAACCTGTGGGACTTAGCTTTGTTTGAAGCGCTTATGTATGCTCAAAAGCAAAGTGATGTAAAACAGCTAAAGGGCACAAAAGCACCCGCTGGCAGAGCTGCAAATATGCAAAAAAGGGGAAACGGCAAAACCGCAAGCATGCCCACTCCCGAAAAGCGTAAAGCATACAACAGCGTCGCCCATAAGTAAACACCAAGCGAATAGCTTCGCTATTCCCCAACTCAAAAGCCATGGCTACACTGGATAAAGCACAAATACTCGCACAGCTCCAAAGCTCAATTTCCGTAGTAAGAAACTTCCTTGTCGAGGCACTGAAAAATGAACTCCACGCACAAGGACACGTTAACACAGGAGCGCTGGCAAACAGCATTGAAGGGCAGATAAAGCAAGTGGCAGACGTTATTGTTTTGACAGTGTGGATGAATGACTATTGGATAAACGTGAACCGCGGAGTGGGAGCGGATAAGATTCCGTACAGCCCAGGCAGCGGTGCAGGCAGTAGCAACTACATACAAGGCCTTATTGATTTCTTTATGAGCAAAGGGTTGCAGTTTGACGAGGCGCGTGGTGCTGCATTTGCAACAGCAAACGCACACAAGCGAGAGGGGATGCCCACTAAAGGGAGCTACCGCTTTTCAGATAACGGCAGGCGTTTGGGCTTTGTTGACCACACCATAGCAGAGGAGCAACAGCGCATTGACGAGCTACTAACCAACAACACGTTCACGGGAGTTGAGAAAGCGTTTTATGACTTCCTGGGGAGGGTAGCGCAGGAGAATGGAGCAACTATAAAGCTATAAAACCAAGTGACAATGAACTTCCCACTTATGCTGGCGATAGTAATAGCAGGCAATGCTGTAATGCTGTGGCTACTGTTTAAAGGAAAGAAGAAATGAATTTTGACTTTGCAGCGCGTAAAAGCGGACCGGCTACCCTGCCTGGACGTAATATTGGAGCATGCCATAGGCTACATGAGAGGCCGAACAACGAGAGCGCTGCACAGGTTTTGGGTAAAGACCTGACCATATGCTTGTTATGGCATGCTAAAGGGCGCGCAAGCTGCGAGAGTGCTATGCGCAGGCAAATGTGTCTGCGATATTCAGCTTGATTTGGGAGCCGGGTGCAGGGATGACACTCGGCTCTTTTTTAAAAAAGCTGCAAGATACTTGCATAGTAAAGTAAAGCACTTTATATTTGTAATGCAATAACGCACAAACAGCAAAACAAACGTCATGATTCACGTATTAACAGAAAAAGATTTTACCTACTGTGTCATTTGCGACTCTCAAATCCATGTTGTCGAAAAAATAAACTGGCACACCTACAAGCTTACTCGCATAAGCAGAGTCAACAACGCAAAAACCACAGGGCTTATTTCATCCTTAGATTGGGAAGACTTTGTGTACACATGCAAGGAGCACCAAATGGAAAGCACTTGCGAAAAGTGGATGGATGAATTGGTAATCGTTGATAAGGCTGTTGACAGAGCTGTAGACCCTGTCTAATAAAACAAGCTGCGCAGCTTCTGCATAAGCGCTGGAGCTGCGCGCTTATTAAACTAAGCCATATGGAAAGCTCGAATAACAAGGCCGTAGAAATAGCAAACGCCCTGAGCAACGGAAGCCCCATGTGTTATTATGACGTGCGGTATTTCCTAAATCAGCACCCGCGGTTTCTTAACGCGGAGTATGTGTGCACACTAAAGGAATGGCGGGAGCAAGGGAGCGTCTGCAAGGCATGGCCGTTCTGGGAAGCGTACCGCTACCTGGGGCCGCAAGATATATGTATATTCTCTTTAGGCGACAAGTATTATGCAGTAGCATGGTATGGGGTGGTGCCCACCTACACTCCCAGCGTAAGGTTCCGACGCGTGTACTTCGACCGCCAGCCGCCTCGTCGCCGGAATCAGCGCACCTACAATATCGCTGATAACACCATAATAGATACGCAGAGCCGCGAGGATAACGATTGTCAGGTGCGTTGCCTTGCTGAAATAACTCAACGCCCGTACAGTGAAATTCTCAAGCGCATGCAGCAGCTTGGGTGGAGCGCGAAGACGCCCGGCAGGTGGGAGCAAGACAGAATAGACGCTGTGCTGAAAGCGTACGGGCTAAAGAGGGTAGAGGTGTTTGCAAAGAAGTGGAATGACAAAACCGTGCAAGCACGCAACGCTGGGAAGCTAATTGAGCAGCATCACAGCGCGTGGCATACTGTACTCGTGTCAGGGCACGTTGCAGCGTGGAAGGAAGGTATGCTGTATGACTCTTGGGATAGCGGCAGGAGGCTTGTGCTGCGCATCGAGAGAATAGAGCCTCTCTAAAAAAATTTAAAATCTTTTTGGAAGATACTTGCACAGTAAAGTAAAGCACTTTATATTTGTAGTACATTAGCAAACAAACAAAACAAACGTCATGAAAAAATTATTTGCAATTATCTACAGAGAAGCACAAGGATACTACGGATACAACAAAGACGTGGTAGAAATGGTTTCCGTAAAAGATGTAAACACTGCATGCAGCGAAGACGCTCGCTTTGAAGTGTACTGCACAGAGAAGAACGATGTAGACGCATGCTTAACGCACAGAGAAGCTAAAGCATGGGCAGCTAAAAACCTAAAGAAGTAAACACAATTTTCAACCCGGGGGGCGTACAGCGCCCTCCACAATACCTTTATCAAATGTCAAATTTCACAAAAGAACGATTCAATTACGAAGTCCAAACTTCACCCGTCTACTTCGAGTGCGGAGGTGAGTTTTGCGAAGTGCCTAACAAGCAGATTATCAAAACCAGCGACAATAAGGTGCTTAGCATTATGAGCAAAAGCTACAACCTTTTCACCAACGAGCAGTTTTGCGACCTTGCAGAGCAAATCAGCGACACGCTAAGCTTGAAGCTGCAATGGTATGCAGACTACAAAGGAGGCAGACAAGTGCTTGCAAGCTTTAAAAACGAGAGCGAGCTTAGCATCCTGGGGCACACGTTCAACTCCAACATCGTCCTCTTTGATAGCCGAGACGGTACAACGTGCTTAGGCTTAGCTGGAGTGGGTATGCTGCACAGATGCAAGAACATGTTCACAAGCGTAAAGAACAGCAAGACGCAGTACAAAATCCGCCACAACAATAAGCTGGAGGAAATGGTAGCAGAGTTTCAGCTCAACCTTGAGATGTACCACATTGCAGCGCAGCAGCGCATCAAGCGATTGGAAGCACTTGAGGGCGTGAAAATCACAGACAAAAATGCTATGGAGTGGATAGCTAAGTGGCAGGAGACGCAAGCGGATAAAGTTGCGGGAGTGCTAAAGGGGAAAGAGGATGTCTTGGCTGAAGTTAGCACACGTAAGCAAGGGATAATCACTGACGCTTGGGAAAGCTGGAAAACAGAGAGCAACGACCTTGGGAAGAACGGCTTTGCACTTTGGAACGCCACCACCCACTACTACACACACGCAAGAGACAAGAAGCCAACAGATTTTTTGTTCGCCGATGCAGGCTACCAAGAGGAGCGCAGCATCAAGTTCGCGGAGGCCTTATAAACCAACCTCAAGTTCACGCGCCTGGTACTGCATAGTGCCGGGCGCTCTTTAGCTGTAAAAAAAATTTAAAATCTTTTTGGAAGATACTTGCACAGTAAAGTAAAGCACTTTATATTTACAGTACAATAACAAACAAACAACTAAAAACAAACGTCATGAATCCACAAGTAAAAGTATCTTTCGCAGACAATCAAGTTACCACTACCTACACAGCAGGAAACGCAGTCCTAATCGTTAAGCAGGACACAAAGTATAACACAAGCATAATAACCATGCAGCACATGTACGGTAGGTTTCAAGCTGTAAAAGCAGCATGCAGCCCACAGGAGGCTTCTTACATTATGTCAAACTTCTTGAACAATGAGCTGAAAGAGGCACACGGAGCTCTTAAGTGCTGCGACGGAGCTGAATTGTTTTAGTCGAAACGCGCATTGCTGCGCGTCTACGGGAATAAGCCTACCCGTACTGAAGAGACAGGCAATAACAAACAAACAATCAAACAGTCATGGGAAAAAATTTAAGAGTTACAATCAAAGAGGAAAGAGGCATGCGCACCAGCGTCCTTTGGACGCGATACACGCAGGACAAGCTTGGATTTGAAATTCGCGGGCACAGCTTAGGTGGACAGATGTTCATTTGCAGGATGCTTGAGGAGTGGGAGCCAGACGATGAATGCGACCAGTACCGCTTTGGGAAAATTGACGAAATGGGCTTGCTCCCTTATGAGGTAGCGTACTTGCTGGACACGGTACAAGACAAAGGTATGGAAGCTGCGCACACGTTCCTTAAAAGCTTAAACCGATGAAAAAGAAATATGACGTTTTCCAATCTATGCAGCGCGGGGTCGTGCTGTTTATCATCATCACGATACTCGTGTTCTGCATAGTTGGTGCCTTAGAGGAGTCGCTCAACCCTGCCAGCTGGAGTAATGCAGCATCAGTCGCATTCGCGGTTGGAGTGTTCTGCGCAGCACTTGTAGGCATGCAGCACGCGATAGAAATTTGTGACTTTAAAAGCAAGGACGATGGTAAAGGGATTTGAGGAGATTACTTACGAGGTAACAGACAATGAGCGCAAGCTTGCTAAGCAGATTTGGAGGATACTGCAATCACGCCAAGGGGAGTATGTAACCAACGACCAGCTGCAAGAGCTGTTAGGCAAGAAGGTAGGCAATGCGCGCATCAGAAAAATCATACAGCACATTCGCAAGGTAGCGGCAAGCAACACAGTGCAAAAGCCAATGCCAGCAGTCATAGGAAATAAGAACGGCTATATGATGACACGCGATTTGCAAATGCAGCACGACCACATCATTAGCCTTGCGCAAAAGATAAGCGCGCTGCAAACAAGCTTAAGAGCTGCTGACATAATTTACCGCAGGCAGCTGGAGCTTGAGAATAAAGCTTACCAATTGAGTATTTACGCTGAACTTGGAATAGATGCAGAAGAAGAATAATATATTTGTATTTTTGCCTATATGGCAGCAAAAAGCAAAACGCTAAGCATGCGCACTCAACAAATTTACGCGACAGTGCGCGAGAGATGCTTTCTGCGCTATTTAAACAGCGAAAGGGTATACGAGGTGGCGGAGAAGCGAGAAAGTGGCGATATGAAGCTCAATGTGTGGTTGTTGGATAATGGTCTGATGAAGCTTGCACGCAAAGGAGTAGAATGCGAGTACCACATTAGCAGCTTTGAGTACGGATTGGCGAACGGTACAATCGCAGTGCTTAGCGAAGCGCCCGGTACAAAGCTGGAGCAAGAGAAAAAGAAAGTAGCCGCACGCAAGGAGCAGGTGAAAGAAATAAAGAAACAGCGCAAGCAAGCAGCGCAAGCTGCACAGTCGCCAACGCTGTTTTAAGGAATTGAAAATTGACGTTTGTTTGTTGGGCGGAGTATGCAGCGCTCGCCAGCGCTCCGCCCACTTTTAAAACCAAAGAAAATGAAGCTTACTAAGCAAGAGCGAAATCACGTAACCCACTGGCACGTCAGAGGCTTGGGAGTAGGTAAGCACGGGCACATTTTGCGCGACATTCCAATAAGGAGTTACCTGGTGGAAAGGTGCCACACAGAAAGCCAAGCAGCAGTAAGAGCGCTTGAGCTTATCCCCAGTGAAGAAATTACACACTTAGTAGTAAACGGAAGCGGGTATGGAGCCCGGTATGATGTTAGCTGGATAATGACAGTCAAAGAGCTTGTGGAAATGCGGAATAAAAGCCGCGCCACGTAACCTGCGACCAACTTGAGAGCGGGCAGGGTTTTTCCTCGCACGGTTTTCCCTGCTCGCATTTTTTGAAGCAAATCAAAACAGCAGAAATGAATGTAGTAAAGCAAACAACGACAACCGGAGAGGTGTTCTTAACACATAGCTCAGACGGCACTTGGTTTTGCGAGGTAGGCGGACATGTTCTAAAGCGGACTACAGAGCCCTTCCTCTTTCAGCAGGATGTGTCAAAGCTGCAAATATTTGAGGAGGAGGATGTGATAGTGGCAGTGGAAACGGAGGAGCAGTTTAGGTCGCAGCTTGTAAAGCTTATGCGACATGCGTAAATCAACAGAGAAACAGCGATACAACATAGCCGGAGAAGTGTATAAGCGACGCATGGAAATGGGCATTACTGCACAAGAGGTTGATGAGCGGATTAGAGCGCTTGGAGTAAACGTCCCAAAGAACTATACGTCAAACGTTGAGTCAGCAAACGTCAAGTCGCTGCACACTCTTCGCTTCACGAGCTTGCGCTTTGTGCTTGGCATGAGTAAAAGGGCATACGCGGCGAAATGATAAAGAGCAGGGGTAGGCGCGCCAGCGCTTGCTTCTTTGTTTGGTTACATTAACAGTTAGGAAGAGGATAGTCAAGTCTATGCTCTTCCTTTTTTATATGCAGTGATATAGGTATATTTGTTAATACTAAAGCCGCAGCATGTCAAGGACTATCGCATTCAGCTTGGAGGTACAAGCGGTTGGCAGCATCGCCAGCCAACTTAGCACAGTAGGCCAAGAGCTGGACAAGGTTGCCAAACGTACGAGAGAAGTCCGCAAACAGCTTAACACGCTAAATCAAGGAGGCGCTGGAGCAGAGGAAGTGCGCAGGCAACTACAGGCGCAAGGGCGCAGCGTTGACGATTTGCGGAAAGAATACAAGGAGCTGATAACGGAAAGCACGCGCCTCAAACAAAGCCAAAAAGATTTACGGAAAGATTTCCGAGACCTTGCCAAGGATGCTGCTGCGGTACGCTTCCCGAAAGGCAGCTTAGCGGACCTGGAGCAGCGATACCGCAAGCTCAGACAAGAGATTAGGCTGCTGGATGAAACAGCACTAAAAAGCAAGGGAGGGCAGCGCTTAATCTCAGAAGCGCGACAGCTAAAAACGCAAATAGACAGCACCAATCGCAGCATAGGGATATTCAACGGGAATGTCGGTAACTATAAGAGCGCTTTCAGCGGGCTTGCAAGTGTGGTGAAAAGCACGGTTGGCGTTTACTTTAGTGCGCAAGCTATATTCAGAGGGCTGCAAGATGCAGTCACTACCATAAGGGAGTTTGAGCAGTCGCTTGCGGAGCTGCAATCAATCCTGGGTGTAACAGACCAGGAGCTGCAATTCTTTGGAGACCAGGCGCTACTCATTGGGCGCAACTTTGGAACAAGCGCCAAGGAGATAGCTGACGGCTTTGCGCTTATAGGCTCAAAGAAGCCAGACCTGCTTGAAGATGCTGCTGCGCTTGCTGAAGTAACAAAGCAAGCCGACATCCTTGCGAACGCTGCTGGGCTTACATTGCCGGAGGCAGCTGATGCGCTTACAAAGTCGCTAAACCAATTCCAAGCCCCTGCACGGGACGCCTCAAAGTTTGTTGATATCTTAGCTACGTCGCAGCAGCGAGGTACCGCCCGGATTGAAGCACTTAGCGCCTCGCTAAAGAACGCGGGTGCGGTAGCCAACGCTTTTGGGCTAAGCTTTGAGGATACGAACGTTGTGCTGCAAGCACTTGCGAAGGGTGGGCAGGAAGCAGAGGAAGCTGGTACCAAGCTGCGTACCTTCCTATTGAAGCTTGCTGCAACTGGCGACAAAGATTTGAACCCTGCGCTGAACAGCACAGTGAGCATCTTAGAAACGCTGAAGGAGCGTTACACAGACCAGGAAACAGGTTTGCTGAACGTTACGGAGCTGACTGAAATATTTGGCGACAGGGCAGTGGTTGCTGCTACCACCCTAATCGGGCAAATAGATGCAGTTAAGACACTTGACGGAAACCTGCTGGAGCTGGGTAACGCTTTAGGGCAAGCAAACAACAATACCAACACACTTGACGGCTCTCTCAACAAGCTGGGGCAAGCATACGACGCTCTCATCTTAAGCTTGGAGGGAGGAGAAAAAAGAGTCAGCGGAGCGCTTAAAGGACTGACAGATCAGTTCACCGACCGCCTCACAGCGCTGCAAGAGTTTAATGACGGGAACATAGGATTCGGGCAGCTTATAGCAGTCATAACCGGGCAAGTCAACCCGCAGCTCATCCTGCTTCAAGCGGAGCTGGAGCGCGCAAAAAAGAGCGCCACTGGCTTAAGCGAGGAAAGCGGAGAGGTATCGCTGCGCTTTAGCGACAATGCTACAAAGCTAAGAGCATACAAAGAGGAGCTTGAGGAAGCAGAGCTTGCACTAAGCGGAATAGAGGAGGGGACGAAAGGGTACGAGGATGCGCTGCGCAATGTTGAGCAACTGCAAACAATAGTAGGCAGGCTGGCAGGAGAGGTAGCTGCTGAATTAGCAGGTACTGCACAGCAACCAACGGAAACAATCGCCAGTCTTAAGGAGGAGCAGAAAAAGCTTAGAGAGGAGCTGGAAAGCACAGCTATAGGCACCCAGGAATTTGACGACAAGCTGGAGGAGCTTATTGATGTGAACAATAGGCTTGACAAAGCAACTGAAAAGCTGCGCAAAAGCGTAAAGAAAGTCAAGGAGGAAGTAGAGCCCGCAGCAGGTAGCATAGACGCGCTGAACAAAAAAATCAGGGAGCTTACAAAGGACTTTAATGCAAGCGCTGACGAGCGGGAGCGACTAAGCATACTAAACCAGATAGACGAGCTTAAAGAGGAGCTTAGGTTCCTGCAAACAGGAGCCGCTGGGAAAATCATAATACCGCTGCCTGGCTTAGACGACGCAGCACTTGAAGAAGGGATAAAGGCAGCTGGAGAAAAAGTGCTTGATTTAGACAAGCAAATCAAAGCCATAGAGGAGTTGCAGCAGCGCAGCAACCTACAGCTTTTCGAGGAGTTTGGAAGCAACTATGAAAGCATTGAGGAGGCGGAGGGGCTGCTGGCTAACTTGCGCGCGCAGTTTGAAAAGTCAAAGTTTGCTATTGAGCAGGAGATAAAAACGCAAGTTGACATCACTGACTCGCTGCGTACAGTGCGCAGGCTGCAAAAAGTGTTTGAGGATTTCCGCAACTTAGAGGACCCGCTGCAACTGTACGAGGAAGTGCAAGCAGAGAAAGATAAAGCGCTTGTAGAGGACATAGGCGACATTATCGAGTCGCAGCAAAGGGAAATAAAAAAGAACGCTGGGAAGTACAGCATAGGAGAGGAGTATCGCAAGCAAGCAGAAAAAGCAGCAGAAGCATGGGAGCAGCTAAGCGGATTATTCGTAGATATAGCTGGAGCGCTAAGCCAAGCAATTACAGACGCACAAATATCAGACATAGAGCGGGAAGAAGAAGCGCGAATCGCTGCGTTAGAAGCGCGCTATGAACGCGAAATAGACTTGGCGGGTGATAACGCCGAGGAGCAGGAACGCCTTGAGAAAAAGCTTGAGAGGGAGCGCAAGAAAATCGAAAAGGATGCAGCTAAAGAAAAGAAACGGCTTGCGCTTATTGATGCAGCCATACAAGTTGCTTTGTCTATCATCGAAGCTTCCCCGGACCCGATAAGGATAGCAGGAGCAATCGCTATTGGTGCAATACAGACAGCCACCATTGCTGCGCAGCAGTTTTGGAAAGGGGGTAAGGTGAAGCCAGAGGTGCTTAATGACGGGAAGATAAACGCACGCAGTAACGTAAAGCCAGACGCCCACGGTGATAGGGTGCTTGCACTTGTAAAGCCTGGAGAGGTGATACTGAATGAATGGCAGCAAGCTTTGCTGGGCGGAGCGGCAACTTTTAAGAGGATAGGCGTACCCGGTTTCGCAGCAGGAGGAGCGGTAGGCTCGCAAGCTACACAAACACCGTTCGTGGTGACAAGCACAATACAAGGCAGGACAGAGATATCGCCACAAAGCATAGAAATGATGAGCAGGATGGTTGCTGGTGCTGTGCTGCAAAGCTTTGGGCTGGCACAAGAAGGGCTGGCACAGTCTTTCCGTGAAAGCATACAAGAGGGGCTTGAAATAGCAAACAGAAACAGAGAAAGAAGGATAGAAGCAAGCAAGCAAAGCACTTACTAATGAGCGAAGAGTACACAACGTGGGGCGTACTTGAGGGCGGGTGTACATATAGTTGGTTCTGTGCGCAAATCATAAGCAAGAAAACAGCGACGAAAGAAGTAAAGCTCTTGCTATATTTACTCCAAGAAGGGAGCAACACAAAACAACAAGATGAAAGCGCAAGCAATATACCAAAGAACTATCGAGCCAGGGAGTGCAGAAATTTTGTGTTTAACGGTTTACCAAGCCCCTACAGCTCAGGATATGTTAGGCTCTACCGCCCCTTGTTTAACTGACGAAAAAATGAACAAGCAGAAGCAGCAAATAGAAGCAGAACTTAAGCGCTACCAATCGCAGCTCATAAGCGCAGCAGGCGTCAGTGTAGTGCGTGAAATTATGCGGAACATCTATCGGCTGAAAATACAATACAGGATAATCACTAAAGCCCTTTCGCTATGCCAACAATAGACCTCGAGCCTTCCGGCGTAAAAGGAGTAGGCGAATGCCTGCAATACGGAGTCAGCATGGCAAGCCTTGGCAGCGGGACAATTACGCGCAAGCTTGGGTACAGGCTTAAGGATGCTGACACAGGCGACTACATTACAGCAGAGCGCGCAATGACTCCAAGAAGCGCAGGGTTCACAGAGTACCTGGACTTCACGCGCAACGTCAAAGGCCTCGTGTACACCACTCCGCCCTTACTGCAAAGCTGGAGCTTAACAGCAGCAGAGTCTGACGACAACTTTATGAAAAGCGTGCAGCTTGAAACAAAGGAGTACGTAGTTGAGAACGACCCAAGCGCTGACCCGCCTGTCTGCAACACAACAGAAGAGGCTGGGCCTACAAGTGCTTCGGTGCAAATAGTCAACAGCGCCACACAGAATTACCAGATATTCGTCGAGCGTATAGGCATGGCGCTAAGCATGCGCCCGGAAACGTGGAACGTCCCTCACACGACTTATCAGTGGGTGTGGACGTACGGTCCGGCGAACATTAGATTGAATGCGTACAACAAGGAAAACGGCTTGGCGCAGCAAATTGATATCAGCGGAGCGAACAACGTGAATATCGTTCCAATAGGCCCTTTCAATAGCAGCATTGCAAACGTGCAAAACATACGCAGAGTTGAAGTGCTGAACCTCAACTTCAGCGAGGGGGATGCGCGACGTAACATTGGGACGTATTATGTCAACATGTGCGACCACTGCCCAGAAAATATCCAGGAGATTTACTTCCTAAGCCCGCTGGGAGGATACGATACGATTACGTTTGATTGCCCTTCCGTTAGTGTAGTGAAAAACTACAAGGAAATCTGTAGGTACGACAACTGCGGCGGCACACAAATCAATAGGCTGCAAAGAGGAGGAAAGACAATCGGTGACGCAACTGCTGCAACGCAGTTCACTCTCACGCGCACAGCAGCCAATACACCCTCGCAGATAGAGTGGTTTGAGAGCTTCCTGGCGTCAACAAGCTATTACAAGCGCAGAACGGTCAACACATTTGCGCCAGTAGACCAGGCTGTCAAGGTTTTAATAAATGGAGGGACAATCGGCATAAATGAGGACACGGGCGAGCTGGTAATGCAAGTTACGGGAAGGTACTTAGATTGGTCACTGCAAGGAAGTCAACTGTAATATGTCAGAGTGCTGCTTAGTCATAGAAATAATTGAAGCGCTGGAGCATGTGCCCAGCCGCTTTTATGAAAGCGATGGACGCTTAATTTTAGACTTGGATAGTGGCAGCAGCTTAAGCTTAGATAAGAAAGCAGAGGAGCTGAATGACATTAACCAAATCAGCATAGACGTTGCAGCTCCTTTCACAGTCCCCGCAAGCGATAAGAACTTTGCTATACTGCGCGAATACCTAAACGCAAATATCTGGAACCAAAACTTCAAGCCGTGGGTTGTGCGTGTAACGCAAGGAGGGGAGCCACTGCGCATGCGCTACCTTTACCCGCGTGCTTTTAACGAAGGAGCAGATTCATTTGAGCTTATTCTAAGCACGGATGAGCATTGGGTGCAAAAAGCAAGCGAGTTAAGGCTATGTGACCTAAACCTCCCTGCCATACCCGTAAGCTGCGCAACGTGGCTGGATAAGATGCAAAACAACGCGCAGTACGTAGACGGGGACGATGGGTATTGGATTCCGCTTGTAAACTACGGAGGGCAGAATGTTCTAAACTATGTGCCTATTGAATTCCTGCGCCCGTGGTACAGCTTGCTTTACTTGCTCCAGGTTGGCTTTTGCCAAATAGGCTTTAAACTTTCAGCGCCAGCATTGGAGACAGCGTTCGGTAGACGCATTCTCTCGTACGTTTGGAGCGAGGACTACGGAAAGGACCGGTACGTGCTTGATAAGCGCAGAGCAAGCGCGAGAATGACTCTCACGGATATTCCTCCGTATGGTCAGGTACCTTTTACGATGGTAGTAACAGAGGAAGTAGGAATAAGCTCTCAAAATGAAATCCCGCTGAACGATGTGCTGCAAGACGAAAGCCAGCTGCTGCAACCAAAGCCGTCAGGGCAGTTTGGAACGTTTACTGCATATACCGGCACAGGCATTGTAGAGGTAGCGATTAAGGGGTACCTGGATAATGTGGATTATCTGCCAGCGAGCATCATAACCAATTTGGTGCTGCACATAAGGCTCGTGAAGAGGGACCAGGACGGCAACGACATACCGCTCGAAAATCACGTCATCCCTTGGGACCCGGTAGTAGCTCCGCGCCTACAATTCAACCACACATTTGAGCCCGCTGAAGTGCTGCCCGGGGAATACCTGTTCATAGACGTAGTATGCGACCCGGTTGGGCAGGCGTTTGGAGAAGGGCAAGCGTTTGGGATAAACATGAGCGCTGACTTTGAAACGCAGCGCGTTTTCTTTAGCGAGGGAGAGGAGATAGACCCGTCAAGCAACATTAGCTGCAAGGATAGTTTCTTAGACCTTGTCAAAGCTGCTGCGCACTTGCTGAACGCAAAGTTTGACACAAACCTTGCAAGGCAGGAGGTAGGCATGTACTGCCCGTACGATGTGGAGTGGTACGGAGAGAGTGTTGAAGGGTACTATATTGAGGATGGGGAAGTGGATGACTGGAGCGATAAAGTGCAGTGCAAAAGCGAGCGCACAACTACGCCGGAGAACAATAGGGAAAGGTATTTGAATATCGGGTTTAAAAGGAGCCAGGATAAGTACATAGACGACACGCTCAACGAGGATGAAATAGACGAGGAGTTCAATCACATACAGGACCTTGGGGAGCAGTATCGTGACGCTACAAAATCAATACGAAATCCGCTATTTGAGCCAACACTAAACGGCGACGTTTTAATCGCCAACCAGGAAGTGCAAGAGGTGCTGAATATTCCCGTGTGCTGGGACAACGAGGATGGGGAGGAGATAAGCTACAAGCTTGGATACCGTTTGCTGTACGCTCACGGCTGGGATATGCAGTATTTCGAGGAGGTGGCTCGGGAGTGGTTTTTCTGCTTGGATGGAGCAAGTTACACATCGCTGCCTCTTGCATATCAAATTCCAAACCGCCCGACAGCCATTACCGGCACCGCAACCACGCCCGACATCCCAATGTGGCGCCTGACATACGGAGCAAGTGTCAACAGCTTGTTCAATATGTTTTACCGCAGGATAATAGCAGAGACGCTTGAAAATTACGGCATAGAGTTTTTGATTTACATAGACGTGAACATGTGGGGGTTCATAGACTTCCGCAAGCGCTATGCAATCAACTACAAAGACACGGTCCTTGTCGCATGGATAAAGGAAATCAGAGATTGGCTTCCGTGCAGTGATGTAAGCACGCCGGTTGCATTTCGCGGAGTAAGGGAAAGCACAGACTGCCTCCCAGACCCTATACTTGCGCTACCTCCCGGAGCGGGGTTTTGTAGCGGTAATAACCCGGCTATCGTTGCAGTAAGAAATGGAAGCTGCGTAGACTTTAGCATAGGCGGTGTAAGTGTGAGCCCAATCGTCTTTCAAGAGTGGGAGTATAAGAAGGCGTCTGAGACGGTGTTTACAAGCTTCGGGACTAATCCTACCGCCAACCTGTGCACGGGCGAGAGAACCACGATAAAGCTTACTGTCGCGTATGATATAGGCCCGGATGGCTCTACATGCGAACCTAAAACAGTCATAACCGTTATCAATCCATGCGCAGACAACCGCCCTGTCGGGCTATGCGAAAGCTATCAAAACGAAGATGGAGACTGGTGCCTTAAAGCAGAGGTAGGAGGGGTTATTTTTGACCCGTACGTTGAGCAGAATTTTGAGTATAGCGTGAACGGAGGCACAACGTGGAGCAGCTACACAAGCGGTTCTGAGCTTTGCGGCTTAGCAGGCACAGTGAATTTCCGCGTTACGTTGAACTGGAGCAATGATTGCGCAGACACGCTCCTGGAGTGGAGCTGCAACGTTGAGCCAGCCATACTTGACTGCGATGTAACTGACGCCGATGTAACATGCGCAGAGGTAGGAGGAGAGGTATGCTGCTTTGAGATAACGCCAAGCGCCACACAGTTCGCCTGCCAGGTAGCAACGGATGTGGTTTACTGGAGGGGAACGAACGATGGAAGCACATGGACAGAATGGACTGAATGGGACGGCAGTAATGTGTGCGGGCACAGCAAGCTACAAGTAAAGCGCGTTATCACTTTTTGTGATGATTGCTGCCCAACGTATTGCAGCCCGATAAGCGAATGCCAGTGCTGCGATTTGACAGCAGACGCAGGCGCTGATGAAAGTATATGCCCAGGCACTATAACAACGCTCACAGCAACACCTACAGGAGGCACAGCGCCCTACACATACGAATGGCAAGACAGTAGCGGTACAACAATAGGCACAACGCAGTCAGTCAACGTAATGCCTGCAAGCACAGAAACATACACGGTGATAATCACAGACGCGCTTGGATGTACTGCACAGGATAGCGTCACCATTACCGTGTACCCGGAGATGGCTTTGAGCGTAAGCGGAGACCCAGGCCTTGCAATCTGCAACGGCGGAAGCACTGATGTGGAGGTTACAGTTACGGGCGGCACAGCGCCTTTCACTTATGACTGGAGAGAGGTAGGCGGAGGTAGCTTAGGCACAACCAATCCAATCACCCTTTCCCCTGTTGTCACCACAGACTACGAGGTGGAGGTTACGGATGCAAATGGCTGCTCTAAAATCGAGCTTTTCACTATTACCGTGTACCCAGCGGTGACAGCAGACGCAGGGCCCGACGTTACAACGTGTCAGGGTACAGTTGTGCTTACGGGTACACCAGGAGGAGGCACAGCGCCTTACACAGAGGAGTGGGAAGACCCGAGCGGGATAATCACACCCGGCAACCCTTTAACCGTTTCGCCTCCTGTTACGGGCACCTACATTTATCGCGTAACCGACGCCAACGGATGCACAGCGGAAGATACTTTGCTGCTAACTGCAAGCGCAGGCCCCACTGCTGATGCTGGAGCTGACCAAACCATTTGCCCGGGCGATACTGCAACGCTATCAGGCAGCGCGACAGGCGGTACAGCACCCTACTCATACGAGTGGTTTGAAGGGGCTGTCAGCATAGGTACAACGCAAAACGTGAACGTAACGCCAGCAAGCACAACAACCTACACGCTTGAAGTAACAGACGCGAGCGGCTGCATAAGCACTGACACGGTAGAAATAATCGTAGATTCATGCGCTCCGGCGTGCGGGATTTCGTGCAGCATTGCAACCAACCCAAGCCCTGCGGAAATATGCGAAGGAGATAGTGTTGAGTTCACAGTAACTCCAGCAGGCATGACAGGTCCTTACACTTACGAATGGGATGCGGATGGGGGCGGCTTCATGACTGGCTCCCAGACAATGGTGTTCACCTTCGTAAATGCAGGCACGTACACAGTACAGGCGCGCGTAACTGATGCAAACGGATGTATGACAACGTGCAGCGTAAGCGTTGACGTAGAGGAGCCATTATGCGACCCGGGCGCACAAGCTGCAACCGTTTGCCAAGACTCGGGCACATATACGCTTTGGAGCTTGTTGACTTGGCCTTTTCCTTGCACGCCTCCGTCGCCTGCGACAGGGAATTGGTCGCTGGTAAGCGGAAACGCAAGTTGGTTCACACTTAGCGCCGACGGAGATCCGACTAACGACATTATAGATACCACAGGTATAGCGGGCGGAAGCACAGCAAGCTTAGACCTTACTCTAACCAATGGCGCATGCGCTGACCTGATTATACGATTAGACATAACCATTCGCTCACAATTCTTTTCCGGGCACCTTGCAGTTACTCCAGTCATCGATGTATGTGCACTTGGATTTGACGGCAAGGAATTTGACCTTAAAACGGTGTACGACACATGGCTTGCAACGCAAGGGCAGCCGCCAGCCGATGCGGGAGGAGAGTGGTGCGAGGTGAAATACGATTCTGGGTGCGTCGGTCCCTACACAACAAAGGAGGTAGATGCGGAAAGCACAGGCTGCACAACATACCCAACAACCAGCGATATTCTTCCCGGCGGAGATAACCCGACAGTGAACTTCGAGTGTGGCGCACCTAACGACGGATGCTACCGCATAAGGTACAAAGCTCCAGCTGGAGAGTTGTGCCCAAACGACACAGTCGTAACCTTTAAGAGCGAAACCTGTACGCCAACATGTACAGCTTCCGTAACCATTACCGGAACCTGCTTGCTTACTGCAAACGTGACAGGCGGATGCCCAGGCGCTACATACCAGTGGCAGAGGTTTGTGGGAGGTAGCTGGTTCAACATTGCAGGGGCTACCAATAGCACTTACTTAAGCACCGCAAACGAAACGGTGAGAGTGCAAGTTTCATGCACGGATGGGTGTTCTTATACCAGCGCCCCCAGAACCGTTTCATGTGCGCCAGCATGTACAGCGACAGCCACAGTCAATCAAAACTGCTGCCTGCTAACATTGATTACCACAAACTGCTCCTCTCAAACACAGCAGTGGCAGGAGTTTGTTGGAGGTAGCTGGGTGAATATTTCCGGAGCCACAGGAACCACTTTCAACGCCACAGGAAATGGCACCTATAGAGCTGCTGTAAATTGCTCGGGTTGCCCGACTATTTTTACTGCATCGCGGACGGTAAATATCAACGCTACAATCAGCGAATCAAGCTGCGTACTCACCGCAACCGTGACAGGGTGTACCAGCGTTTCAAACTACCAGTGGCAAGAGTTTACAGGAGGAACCTGGCAGAATAGAGGAAGCAACCAAAGCACGCACGACATAAGCGGTACCAATAGTACATGGCGGTGCGTTATAACGATGGTAGGCGGATGCACATATACCTCCAACACCATATCAAAGAACTGCGTTGTAGCGTGCAGTATCTCCATATCGCTGGTTGAGCTGCCTAACGGAGATTTGCGCGCCACTGCAAGCGGCTGCGGCACCTTAGATACTCCTCAATGGACGTATGCTACAAGCTACACTATTCCGGGCTCATGTTCGGGTGCAGGAGGCTGGTCTGCTGCGACAGGCACAACGGTAACGATAGGTAACGTATCAACGCACACACCTGCCAATGGCGCGCAGTGTTATAGAATTATTTGGAGGTGCTTAGATGGAGCTACATGTATAGACGTTGAAACCATATATGCAGGCCCTTCATGCACCAACACAGTCAACGCAACACGCACAGCGCAGACATGCGATTACGAAATGTTCGACGAGCACCCGATAACAGGAGGCGCAAACTGGCGAGGGCGAGTGTTTGCAAACGTGTCGGACGCCACAGCTGAAAGGCGCTTTAGGGTTGAGAAAGACTGCGGGGGAACGGTTACAACGGTGCTGGATACAACGCGCCTTGTCCCGCTTGCGCTTAGGCATACATATTTCAGCAATGCGTGGAACGAAGGGGACGTAATTGATTACGTTCGCCTTTACGAAAACGACGGAGCGGGAACAGTTACGGGCCCGATAGATGTGGTAGTGAATGTAAGCTTCACAGCAGGGCAGTCAAATGCAACTATACGCACCAACCTTGAAAATGCAATAGAGGGTTGGCTGACGTCAAACTATTCAGCAAGCAACGGCTCAGACTATGAGCTTGAGATAGAGGTGCAAGGGAGCGGCACGCAGCGCAATGTGTGGATTCATTTCACATGCAGGCACGTGGGGGCGCAAAACTGGTTCGGGATAAACAAGACAGACAGCAACATGCAAATCACGCAGGTAGGCGGAGCGCTGTTCAATATCCCAGCTACACAACAGGAATGGGAGCGCAGCCCTTTCAATATCCCAGACGTGCAGTACACGCTGCCCTGCGGTACCGTGCTGCGAGTGCGTGTGCTATTCACAAATCCTCCGGGTATTATTGTAGATAGCAGCAGTAATTTCGATACACTCGTCCCGCTGGACCCTGCACCTTTCTACTACATACAGGACAGGCTTGGAAGCTGCACAGAACACACGCTGACAGCAAACACCTCCGGCTGCACAGGAACGGAAACCTTCGAGTGGAGGAATCCAGCCGGCACCGTTATAGGCACAACGCGCAGCATAGTCGTAACAGCAAGCGGCACATATGAGGTGACAGTAAAGTGCCCTGGCTGCCCAGATATAACAGACACAGTAACCGTACCATAAAACGATTGAAATGGCATACTACAATTTGATTGAAATTAAGGATGACAGGATGGTAATTGTGAAGCAAGCGCTAAGCCGGGAGGAGTACGAAGCAAACCCTCATGTCAGCTCTGGCGTGCAAACCTTCTGGAGCGTAACGCAAAACGATACAGAGCAAGCAAGCTTAGAGGACCAGGTTAACAGCTTCACAACCGCGTTGCAGAACAGCGCAGTAATGGAAGCCAAGAAAAAAGACCCAGCCAACGGAGCAGGCGGCGGCATTATACCTCCCTCAGAGGTAGTGATAGGGCAAGCAACGCCACAGCCTTCTGCACAAACAGTAGACATTGAACTTGACTTATCCAAGCTAAGCAAACAGCAAAAAGCAGAGGCGGAGAGGATAGCAAATGAGGGCACAGATAACGAAGCGTTCTTCTTTGCTAAGCAACATAAAATCGCCAACATTGATTTGTGCTGCTCGGGCTTTGCAAAAAGCGTAATGGCTGCGCTTAAAAGTTCACTTAAAAGCGAGGAGTAATGTGGGACTGGAGCAAGCTACCAAAGGAGGAACACGAAGCAGCGATTGAAGCGTACAGCTATGGGCGCTGGAGCGTGCTGCGGCAACTGCATGACAAGTATAGCTTGAGCCCCTACTCTTATTGCTGCGACACCAAAGGAATAATCAATCACTTCAAACACGCAATCGAAAATGGAATACTCCAAGGAAGAGCTGTCGAAGCGTAAAAAAGCAATCGCTAAGTTTCTAAGCGCAGTAACACCCGAGAGATATATGCCAGAGGACGTGACAGAAGCGCATCTCGCGTTTTTTAGCGCATATCGCCTAAAAGAGCTGGTGAAGCCTCTTGTCGTGCGAGACAAGCGAAAAAAACCAACTGCCACTGAAGGGCAGCTTGCAAACAAGTACGGCATAAAGCCAACACAGGTCCAGTACATGTTCCGTCAGTGTAAGCGCAGCTAAAGAAGTTCCGTAATTTTTATTCGCTACTAAGGAAATCGCTTGCCTGTATAAATTCCTTTCCTTTACTTCGTTGAGACGGATTTAGTTACCCGAAACAAAAAGCAGTATGAGTCAAACCTTAGAGATACAAATTTTTGAAGAGATAGGTGGCTGGGGCTTCGGCATGCGCGACTTAGTTGAGCAGCTAAGAGGCTTCACCGGAACCAACATCCGCGTCCCTATTAACTCCTATGGAGGAGTTGTTACAGAGGGCATTTCAATTTACAACGTACTGAAAGGGAGGAAGGAGCATGTAGAGGCTCATATTGTAGGCTATGCAATGAGCATGGGTACAGTAATTGCCATGGCAGCGGATACTGTAACGATGCCCGAAAACGGCTACTTTATGATACATGAGCCGTGGGGCGTTGAAGTAGGCGACGCAGAGGAGATGGAAAAGATGAGCTCGCTGCTTGAGAAAATGGCGGAAATGCTTGCCAAAATATACAGCGAGAAGACAGGGCTCACTGTTAATCGCGTGAGGAAAATGATGAAAGAGGAGACGTGGCTTACTGCAAAAGAAGCGAAAGCGCTTGGCTTTGTAGACAAGCTCACTAAGGGTGCAGAAATTACTGCTGCATACCATGTACAAAATCAGGAAATCCTGGCAGCTTGCAACAAGTTGCCTAAACCTATTTATAATTCACTTAAATCCACGGAAATGGAAAATACGTTTTTGAACAAAATCGGAAAGATTCTGGGTTTGGTAGGTGAAGGCACGGAGCCAATCACTGAGGACCAAGCAGAAGCAAAGCTCCAGGAGTTAGTTGAGCAAGCGCAAGCAAGCACGCAAAACACCGAGGAGCTGAGCAAGTTCCAGAACAATGTCAAAGACCTGTTCGGTAAAATGAACGAGGAGTTTGGCACCAAGCTCAAAGCTGTCCAAGACGAGTTAAGCGAAGTGAAAGCTGCCGCTGACAAATTCAAGGAAAGCAACGACGAGCTGACCACCAACTACAATGCGCTCCAGGAGGAGCTCAAGGAGTTGAAAGGCCAAGCCAGCGGAGGGCAAACCAAAGGCGACGGTGCTCCGCCGGCCCGGAAAACAGGTGCCGCTGCTGAAGGCGGTGCGACAGTCATTGCTGCAAGCATGATTGACGAAATGCTCGGGAGCGATGTAAAAATCGTAAGGCCTGGAGCTTAATTTGGAACCATAGTACATAACCTACTCAATCTAAAGAAAGATGATTCAATTAACAGGAGACTTTGGTAGCATGGTTTACTCCGGCAACCAAAGCGGAAGATACCTGGATATTCCTACTGAAGTAGCAATGAAGCTATTCTCAAAGTTGGCTATCCAGAAGCCCAATATTGTGCTGAATGCTTTAGGCATGTACACTCTCGCGCCAGTAGGCCGCGACGGTAAAGCACGTTTCGCGAACCTGAGTACGCCAAGGCACCTCTTGCAAAAGAGAAACAACGGCTGCGCATGGAATGCCAAAGGCCGCACTATTATGGAAACGGATTCCATTGATACGCATGCGGTAGAGTACAACGGAGAGCAGTGCCCAGACCACTTGTGGGAGGGTTGCTTGGAGTTGCTCGCAGGAGCTGGCAATGACGTCAAAGACGTATTTGCTACGCCCGAAAGCGCTGCTATTATGCAGCAAGTAATTGAAAGGACCTACTTGGGTCTTGGAAATTCCTTCTACGACCTAATCAACTACGGGCAGCACCCGCTCATCACGCAATCCGACACCAACGGGTGGTACAATGAGCAGGAGGATGCTTGGGATGATTTTGTTGACCAGCAGTCTATCCTGGGAGGGCACATTACGCAAATTGATGCGCTGAAGTCCTCAGGCTACGACAATTTCCAGGTCGTAATCAACGAGGGTGACACGGACGGCAATAGCAAGTTCACGGCCAACGCCACAGACTTGTTTGACGAGGTGATTGCTCGCGGAGGAACGAAGTTGAGGATTATGGTTAAGCAAATGCAAGCAACTGGAGGAAACGACAGACCGCTTCTGCTTGTTTCTCCAAGCATCTACAACAAGTACCGGGATGAGCTCATCAACGACTACAACACCCTGCCAGAAGCGTACACGTTGCAGCTTACAGCAAGCGACGGTCGTTTCACTGCGCCAGGCGTGCTGATGTACGACGGGTTTTGGGTCGTAAGGATGGATGAGTGGGACCTGTTCGACGAAATCACGGGAACCAAAACCTTCCGATGCTTGCTTACCGTCCCGGGCAACTTTGCAGTCGCCTACGACGTCCCAAGCTTGAATCAGTTCACCGGGATGAATATGCGCATTGTGCAGAAGCTTGACCCGCCTTACAACGGGAAGGTTTACATGCACACCAATTTCAAAGTTGGTGCGGGTATCATCGATACTGAACTGATGACAATGGCAGCCTTGACCCTTACTCCTTAACTGGAGGGGGTCAACTCCCTTTTTCTTAACACCAAATAAACAAAGAACAAAATGAAAATCTTTAGTTTAGTATTGGCTCTAATCACCCTTCTGGGGGCTATCATATTTCCACAATTCGCTGTTGAGCTTCTGGGTGCGTTTGCAGTGCTTGGAGTGCAGGGTGCAATGTGTACCATAATCGCACTTGACGAGCAAGCAGATTGCCCAGAGGCCCAAGGCGGTATCTACCAAAGCTACTTGACGGAGTGCAGTAACATCACTCTTTCGGGTACTGCTAAAGACGTAGACGACCAAATCACAACGCTGGTCATGACGGGTCTGGGCCTTTGGGTAAAGTGGGTTTATGATGATGACGATACAGCCTTTTACAATGAAACCGGAGAGCGGCAGGGTAACTTGCATGTGTTCAACCAGCAGGCCTTCCTAAAGTTTGGGGGACTAACCAACACCAAGAGGAAAGTTGCTAACGGTATCAAAGACTGCTGCTGCATTGTCGCAATCCACTTCCTAAACAACGGTACGCAAGTTGTGCAAGGGATAGAGGAGGATTCTTCCGGCAACTGGAGATATACCTCCAGGAGTAGAGCGAAAGCCACTGTCAGCTTGCTATCCGGTACCGGAGCGGAAGAGGACAGAGCAGAAATTTCAATCGACTCAATTAGCCGCGCTGGGTCCTATGTCACGACACTGGATGCAGCAGCTATTGAAGCACTCTAAAACCCACGACCTATGTCACTGAAAAAGTATAACTTACACCCGCGTCTTAGGAAGTCTAACCAGACAATGATTATGCCAGTGCCCGTTGTAGTAGACGGCATTGAAACGTATGCTCCTCGCATTATCCGCGGAGAGCAGAACGTAATCAAGTCAAAGGTGCCGGCTACCAAAGACCAGCCAGAGTTTGAAAAAGTAGCAACCCGAATCACTGACGAGGAGGTTGATTACTTGTTCAAAACTTATCCCGACAAAGGATACGACCAGCTTTTTGTAAAAGTTGCTCCTCCTGCGAAAGGATAATTGCAGTACGATAAAATCTCAACAGGTAAGAGGGTATGTCAAGTTGGAATCCAAAAAAGCAATCACGTTCAGCTCCTAAAGACAGGAGTATTGTCAAGTGGATGGACTTGGGCAGCCCCTTACCTGCTGAAATTACAGACCCGGAAGTAATACAGAAGTGGTTCAGCAACTTTCCGTTCGTGCCTTATGCTACATATTCGCACGCCACAGGACACGCGCTGCTGCACTTAATCGACGACTTGAGTGAGCTTAGCGTTACACAAAGCGCATGCCGGAACAGTATTTGCTCGCATGTCCTTGGAGGGAAAGTGAAGCTGATAAATGCTTCAAATGAAACGTTCTTTGAGGAGGCGGCACAAGAGGCGGCAGTAGAGGCGAGCGTGCGAGAGAGCTTAATTCTCGCGCTTACGCAGCAAGTATCATACGGCAAACACAAGAACCTGCGCGGCTTTTACAAAGCTGCATTTGAAAACATGCACCGAAATGGTAATTGCTGGGTAGAGGTTGTTCAGTATTATGTAGCAGGTGTCCCTTACGTTGATTTGCATGTACACCCAATGTCAAACGTGCTGTACTATGCAACAAGCAAAGGGGAAGATAAATACTGCGCAGTAAGCAAGACTTGGTTCTGGGAAGACATCCAGAAAAAGAAATACGACACGCTGCCTGTCTACCCTCTATGGGCAGAGCAAAACGGAATAAGAAGGACTATGCTGCACTTCAAGCATGGGGACCTCGATTGGTACGGCAGGCCGCTGTCTTTACCAAGCTTGATTTACCAATACCGGGAGTGGCAAGATAGCACATACTTAAGCAAGCAAGCGAACGCAAATTTTGTAGGGCAGGTATTCATGGAGCTGGAGCAAGGCGACCCAGAAACTGCCAACTTTATCGACGACGAGGCAGCCCAGGAAGCTGGGTTCCAAAGTACGCGCGATAGACTTGAACAAACGTACACAATGAAAGGAGAGAATCCTTCGGCTATGCTCGTGACGGAAAGGCCGTACAATAGCGGAAGAGCTTTCATATACCAATTCAAACCTCACACCAATCAGGATTTCTACACTAAGATTGGGAAGCTCGCTGAGGATAAAATCATTGTGGCAAATCAATGGAGCCGTAGGCTAAGCGGCTTGGATGTATCTGCCGGCTTAAACACTTCAGCGTACATAGACGAGCTGAAAATCAAAGGAGCCGGAGTGCTGCAAGACTGGAAGGAAGAAATTGACGGCATTGTGAACAAAGTTGCTCACATTGCAGTTGAACACATCCAACCAGGCGCCATGGAAGGCGTGCGCTTAAGTGCTTCAAGCCCCTACGAGCAACTGATTCAACAGGAACAATCAAACCAATAGAAAAATGAATTTGATAACGGGCTTCGAGGTCGTTGCAAATTCCCCAGCCAGCAGACAGTTTCCAGTGGATGATGTGTGCAAGCACATATACCGAATAGAAACCATTCAGCTAAAGCAATGCTTAGGGGAAGACGCAAGAGCATACCTAATAACAAAATTGACAGCCGTAGCAGGAGAACCAGAGGAGTGGGTAGAGGGAAATACATATGACCTTGACGAGGTAGTGATTTACTTCGGCAGGCTGTATAAAAGCTTGGCAGCAGCAAACACAGCGCTGATAAAAGACACGTCTAAGTGGGAGCCGGTTGAAAAGTTCAACAACGCACTGCTGAACGAGCTGTGGGTAAACGGTTTGAGGGATTGGATAGCATATCATGTGCTGGCTGCGACAGTGCCCTATGCAACGTACAAGATAGGGTCGGAAGGGGTTGCAAAAAACCTGGATAGCAGAGCAGGGATTATGTCAGCAGAGAAAGAGGAAGTGTGGGGAGTGCAGCGGCAGCTAAAAAAACAAGCAGAAGAATATCAGGAGCTGGCTTTGTGCTACCTAAACGACAGGTACGACGACAGGGACGGGACAGAGGATATTGACTGGGATAAGTTTAGCATATTCAATGAAAGCTGTGCCAGTGGAAATTGCAGTAACACACCAGGCGGTCGAAGAGTTGCTTGGTAAAAAACGAAAGCGATGAGTTGGAGCATTGATAGGCTGCTAAAAGCAGCAGCTGAAAAAACACTTGCGGGAGAAAAAGTGCCGCCCGAGGTGAAGGAGTTTAGATTAGGCATTTGTGAAGCGAACGATTGCAATGGGTATGCAGTAGTAAGAGGAGAGAAGAGGTGCCTTTATTGTGGGTGCTACTTGGACGTGAAAGCGGGATGTGCTACAAATGTAAACCCAAAGACAATGAAGTGGGAGGTAACACATTGCCCAAAGGGGCTGTGGGACGACAAAGAGATTTTAGACTTTTATCAATCACCATAAATTTCGAACCATGTTCAGAAAATTGTATAACCCGGATGCTCACGCAGACAACACGCTACAGATTTTGGATTCTGATAGCGGCTGCTGTGGGTCAGACGCTACTGCGTGCGCCTATACGGCTGACGATGTAGATGTCTCTACTGTGAACGGCATCATCTACATAGACGATGCTGGAGCAGAGCAAACCATTGCGTTTGCCGCTGCCGCAACCAGCTTGCCTGACTTGCGGAGAAAGCTTGCAACGGCGCTCAAAACTATCGGCTATGTCGAGGATGATGAGCGCAGTGTCCAAGCGCAAGCGAACGGCTCAAACTACGACCTTCAGGTTGTAAGTGAATTGGAGCTGCACGCTTTCACCACAACCGCTGCCGACGTGGACTTCACTAAGAAGTGTACAATGGTGCCAATTTGTAGCTACAAGGTCCTCTATGCAGGCGGTAGCAGCATCGACTTGACCGTAGACGGCTCCACTGTGGCGCTGAATACGGCCGCGTACGGAACAGCTGGAGCTACGGCTGCGCTGATTGCTGCGCTGGAAGGCGGAGGCTTTGCAGCTAAGTTTTGGAAAGTGGTTGAGAACGACACCCTGCAAAAGTGGGAAGTGTACGTGAAGGGCAACCCGAACAGCACCACAGTCGTTTACGACGGAACAGCCGTCGAAAGATGCGACTGCTGGCAAGGATGGGAAGCGTAATTGCTCCCTCAGATCTATCTTAATGCGAGGAGCTGCATACCGTGGCTCTTCGCTATTTTAAAACCATAATATATGCTCAATTATATCACTCCGGTTTTGATTGCGCTTGCACTGCACTTTAGCGCTGGGACGCCAACCGCGCCCGTCTTTGAAAGCGCTGACCCTCCAGTGCTTTTTTCCTGCTTAGATTGCGACAAAAGAATAGGACCAGATTGCGGTATTTGCGATAACCTAAACACCGCAATCGTTTTTAAAGGCATACGCTTCCAAGAGGTGTATGGTACAAGGAAAAAGGATGTCTTAATCAGGTATCCTTTTAGCATTTCATACAGCCTCACAAAGCTGACAGTCAAAAGCGCTTTTGGCGAGGAGTACAGTTTCAAAGTAACGCAAGCTTCTGGGTACAGCAACGTTCACGATATCATTGCTGCGATGTGTGCTTGTTTTGCTGTTGATGTGACACCAGGAGACTTTAGCTGCGAAGCTGCGCTGGGCTGTTCTTACATAGCTCCGCAGCGTGCAGGAGATACTTGGTATTGGATACAATATGACACAACCAACACGCCTATAGACACAACTTCCGTCAACCCAATTCCGCACGTATTTGTCAGCCCAGAGCTGCACGCAGGAGTAGACACAACAGGGTATAGGCTTGATTGGATAGACGGTTACGACGGGGTTCAGACTTATTTGCTGCGTATCCCAGACCACGTATATGACGACAGAAGCGTATCGTGGAGCGAGACGGACACTTCTTTCACGATACTTACATGCACCACTCCAAGCCCAGAACGTACGAGAGAATGCGATACAATAACGATATCAAAGTATAGCATAAGCTGCACAGACATTTGGGACCACATTACAATCATCCCCGAAGCAAACGGAGATTCAATTTATTACAAAGCATACTGCAACGGAGTCATCCAGGACACCACAGCCGTAGTACCCAGGAAGGCGCGCGAGTTGCCTAATCCCTGTGAAGCATTTTTGGAGTGCTTTAGCTTTGATACCATATGCGTAACCAACGAGCAAATCATCCTCGATACGATGGTAAGCTGCACGCTTGAGGAGCGCTTTGATACAATCATTTCACCGCTCGACACAACCATAGTCTGCGATACCGTTTTAACGCTGTGCGACACCGTGCCATTTCCTATTGATACGATTATAAATTGCGATGATATAGCGGAGCCTGATAGTTGCGACTTTACAGCTTTTTGGTGCTGCAACACAATAAACCGCTTCCGCTTTTCAGACGACCAGGGAAGCACCTGGACAGAGCTGGCACCTCCCCTGGGGACAAACGGATGGGCAAACGCTTCGCAGCTTGGGGGCTTGCCGCCAGGTTACATTGCGTACAGAGACGCAACTCAAGGGCTATGCGAACAGATTGAGGTAATGGCTTTAGCGCTAAGCCCAATGAACAGAATTTACGAGTGCCTTGTTACCGAGAACCCTTTTGGAGTAAGTGTAGCAGGCCGCATAAATTGCAATGCAGATTTATGGATTGACGCCCGATATGATGTTACTGCAAACTGCGATGACTGCTATGCACCCGGAGTGGGAGCTTGGTACGAGTTCATGCGCTTTGATAGCACGCGCCCGTTCTATCGCATAGAAACTATTTGTGACACCACAATCCTGTACGATACGCTATTTGTAGGCTGCGACACCACCATTACCTGCGATACAACTATTTCGGGCGGAGACACCACGTTTGTGCCGCTGCCTGATACGCTTATCTGCGACACCACAATAGTCAGCGACACGATTACCACTGGAGACGGGTGCTGGATAGTGCTTGTGGATAGCACAGGCATGCCTAAAGACACTATCGCTTGGCTTCCGAGCGGAGGAGGCGGAGGAGGCTTTACAACTTGTGAGCAAGTACGCGCATGCTTAAGCGTTGACACTGTTTGGCAAGACGGAGCGGAGCTGGTATTTGTAGAGGCCATACAGGGCGATACCATACGCCTAAACTTAAATACCATGCTTATTTCAGACGCTGCCTGGAGTACAGCCTGGGACGGGGATACAGCAGCAGCTACAAAGAACGCAATTTATGACGGTGTGTGGCGCGACGTTTCTCATGGGATTTACAGCAATGACGCAGACGCGGCAGCAAACGGATGCCCTATAAATCAAAACTATACTTTGAACAATGTAAATACCTACGGACTGCCTGCGGGTACTATTAAAAGACGAGTAAATTAAAGAGAATGAAAAATGTAGTGTTTTCGGTTTTCTTAGCAGTTTTAAGCGCAGCGCTGTTCATCCCGGATAGTGCTGCGCAAACTGTTATTGAAGGAGGCGCTGGCGTTGTGCATGTCAGCAGCGACCCAGACTCAGATGCAGCTTTGCAAACACAAAGCCCAGACGAAGCTTTGTTGGCTATTGATAACAACGGCGGAAGCTTGTATGTTTATGACAGCTTGGCAGCTATTACGTTGCGCTGGCTTAAGCTTAACGAAGGAGTAGATTGGATAGGCACTTTCGACGGGCAAGAGGGAAGCTATTACCTTGACTATAACAACCTCACAAACCTCCCCAGCATTCCAACCGTAGACGGCACAGCCTTTGGCCCTTCATGGGATGCTAACGGCGACGCAGCGACAAAGGATGCTATCTACGATGAATTGAGCAATGTAGGCCTTGACAATTTTGACACTGATGTCGGCCAGCTGTTCGGAATTGTAAGAGGAATTTACCTTGACGACCCGGACGAATGGATTACTTCAGACGGGACTACTGTTACGTTGAACATAGAAGCCACGGGAGGCGGCGACATAAGGATGCTATTTAGCGATGGCGTTTTCACATTAGATGCAACTCCAACAGCTACGATTGCTCTTACAGCAGGGAGCGATGTATCGCCTACTTTGAACTACATCTACATACCGCAATCCACAAAGGTTTTGACTGTTTCAACAACCGGGTGGCCTTCCACTGAATATATCGCAGTTGGAACGGCTCTTGTACAAAGTGCTGCGTCGGTTCAAACGGATGGGGTTTACAAGTTTCATCAGTGGAGCGACCACGCTTATAAAGCCTCGAATAATACAGGCCATTTAGCTCACTTGAACTATTGGATAAGACAACAAGCGGCAACATGGACCAGCGGAGTTGCTTTGACTCCAACGGCTGGAGTTGGACAATTAGATATAACCACGACAAGCGGTAATATCTTGCAGCTTCATCCTCATGCCTTCCCTGCTTTCACGACAGTTGGAGCAACGGATGATATCTACGTAATAAACGACCCTGATGCAGCCTATACAAAAGTAGGAGGATTAACCCAGGCAGAGGGAGTTGATAAAGACTTGAATGGAACCCTTCTTGGGGACCCCGCAACAGACTTTTATAACCTGGTATTATGGGGCGTTGTTTCGGAGGATTTGACTGACTGTAAATTGATGTTGAACTTGCCAGATGGAGCCTACGCAAATGACAATGACCAACAGGCTACCCTTGACAGGGAAAACACAGCAGCCTACGACATCCCGATGGAATATGTAGGAACAGGGTTCCTTATTGCACGCTTAACCATCCAGGAAAATGCTGGGACCTATACAGTTGTCAACAACGAAGATTTGAGAGGCTTATTTCCTTCAACTGCTGCTGGAGACGGTACAGGCTTAGGGCAAGGAAGTGAGTTCGCCGACAATGCGTTTAGGATACATGACGAGGCTGACATATCCAAGGAGGTAGAATTTCAACTTAACGGAGTGACTACATCCACGCTCAGAACATTGACTGTTCCGGATGCAAGCGGTACTATCGCCCTAACGTCCGACGTATTTACTCCAAGCACATTGTTGGCTGACTACGGATTCACAGATAATTCCTCAAATTGGAATACAGCATTTGGGTGGGGCGACCATGCACTTGCAGGCTACCTGACGGATGCTCCAAGCGACGGTTCAGAGTATGTCAGGCTAAACGGAGCGTGGGCAGTAGCAAGTGGAGGCGGAGGAGGCGGTCCCACATTTGGAACAGACAACCAAATTCCGTACACCAATGCAGGTGGAACGGATTATGATTATTCAGCCAATTTCACATATGATGGAGCAGGATTATATGTGGGCGGAACAGATGTGGCACTTGATGCAACGGCCAATATAAAAAGCAGCGACGCCAAAAGCTTGAAAATAATGAACACGGCAACCTCAGGTTCGAGCGCCGGCGCCGGCATTGTCGCAATGTCAGATGATGGAAGCGCGAATGTTGCTGGTGACCGTCTTGGGTTCTTTTTGTTTGGGGGAAATAATGGGTTAGCAATAAGAAATGCAGCAGGTATTGTCGGATATTCTCAAAGCACATGGAACGGGAGCAATCAGGAAGCTAAACTTGTAATTGAAACAAGTCCACCAAATGTGGGCAATGTGCGCGAAGAAGTAGCGGAATTTGATTACACCGGGCTAACAATGGGAACAGGCAACAAGATTGTCATTGATGGATTGACATTGGAGGATGGGAGTATTTACACAACAGCCGGCGACCTGTTTATTCAAAGTGCAACGGGGAACATGGAGTTGGGCAATATTAGGTTTGATTCATATCAAACATTAGGAGCGGCACAGCAAGATTTTGTATTCGATTATGATAATGTCAGCGGCATAGCAGCATTTAGAGAATTTGATGGAGACCATGCTGACATCGACTACACACCAACGTTTTATACACCCACAACAGCTCCAGCAGAAGCAGCAGACGCTGACGACCTTGCCGCGCACCTTGCGGGTGTTAATGCAGCTATTGGAGGGCTGACACCCGAAAACGATGCTTTTGATGCAACATGGGACGGGGACCTTGATGCAGCAACGAAGAACGTGATTTACGACTATGTAAGCACGCTGATTGCGGAGCTGAAAGACGACCCAACACCCGAGCTGGCTGCTAATTTGATAATGAACGGAACGGCATTTGTTGACACTGTTACGCTCGGGGAAAATGCCTCCGCAAGAGACTTGCTTACGCTCGACACTGACCTTACTGATGGCAACTATTACCTAACGGACTGCGACGACGTTTCAAGGAGTACAGGGCACCTGGTTTTAGCACTGGAAGCTGGGCTGGCAACGGAGCAAATTCAAGTGGCGATATTGGGTAAGGTTCCCGGTTTTACTGCGTTAAGCCAAAAGCCCTACTATATCAGCGCAACTCCAGGCGCAATTACAGACACTGCACCCAGCACCGAAGGACAGGTTGCTCGCATAGTAGGGCAAGGGACAGACACAAATACAATTTTTAACTTTCAACCAGCAAGTTCATGGGCTATCGTTCAAACACCTTAGCGTTACTTTTTGCGCTGTGCTTAGTCGCACTGCAAGGAGCAAGCCAGGCGCATATGATAATCAGAGGTAACAGCACCTTGACGGATTCAATACCGGATAGCGGCGACACGCTCAACCTTAAATGGCCGGATGCTGACACTTTGGTTGGTACTGCTATTCGTTACATAGCAGCAGATGGCTCGTTTGTTTTTGATAGCGCAGGGCGATACCATGTGCAGTACACTGAAAAGCTAACAACATCCTCTACAAATACCGCCTACCCTGTTGAACCTAAAATTGGAATTTGGCATTCAGGCCACCAATATTTTTATGGCAGAAAAACACATTGGATAAGCAAGCAGACAAGCAGCAATTCAGCTCAAATAACCAACGCAGCGTTGATTGATGCAGCAATAGGCGATACGGTTAGGATTATAGTCGAACGAGTAGATGCAGTTGTTCAGAACGGGGAAAAGCCTGTGCGCGCAGCAGAAGAAAGCAGCGTTGTCATTTTCAAATTTCCTAACCATTGGGAATGGGCAAGCTATTTCAAAACATCAGCCCAAGCAATAGGCACCGGAATCAATGCAATCAACTACATAACCCTTGATTCAACCGCACAGGAAGGTACGCCATTCACTTTAGAGGCAAACGGATATGATGTGACAAGCGGAACAGCTAATCATATTCTTGCTTACTTTAGTATGAGCGCAAACGGAACCGGAGCAACTGCGGACTATAACATTCAAACCCGGAACAGATTCGCAGGTAACACCAATACATACAGGCCGTGGCTGGACAACAAATATTCAAGTTCGTCAGTGCAAAAATTATCCTTTGGGGCGTCGGGTATTTGGCCGGCATCAGTTAGTGAAACATTTGCAATGCAAACGGTAAACAGGAATGCGACGTATGGCTCAACAAATATCAATACATACGAACTACAAATGATTGAATTACCGTCTACTTCAGAAGTATTTCATGTGCGTGGCGGTAGCAACCCACAAAACGGATTGGACCAAGACTTCCTTTGGACACAAGTTTTTGAAATAGATGCGCTAACATACGACCAACCAAACGACACATTGATAACCATTGAAAAGGCGGGGACCTATTTGTTTTTTGGTGGTTCACAGATTGGCGGAAGCGGAGGTGCTGCATATACTATACCGCGACACCAAATAACTATTGACAATACAGTAGATACACGCTTTGGCAGCTCGGACTTCATTAGGGGTGGCTCAACGCTTGACCACATGACGACACAGTTCTCGGCGATTGTGCCGGGCATAACAGTAGGCACGGAATTAAGGTACCAAGCCAACCGGCTGGGTGCGTCGGGCGGCGGCAATTCAAACGGTGATGTTTTTCAAGGTATCAACCTAACCACCATACTTGGCAGCCCAGCAGCGCCTTCAAGCGCCTTAGGTATAAACGGAGTAGACGCTTCCACAGTAAACGGCGTCAATTATAGTTCATTTATAGGTATATCAAAGTAAAAGATATGAAACACTTGTTGCTCTTTTTTATGCTTGCTTGTGCAGTAGCTTGCAAGCCAGCAAGCGAATCGCTCCAGCTCGATACAGTGCAGCCAGCCTTGCAAAGCGCACCTGCTTACAGTATTGGGCAGCTTGTAGAGATGAGGACGTACAGCGAGGCAAGAGGGCAAAAGGTTGCAGACGCAGACGGTAATGTAAGCTTTGGCGGGCTGGTTTTCAACATAGATATGATTCAGTATGCAGGCGATACAATGCGCGTGTCAAACGTCATTACAGAAATGCCGGGCCTAGACCCTTTGCTTTTGCCTTTGTACGAAATGGAAACGGATAACCAGGAGTGGCTTTGGCCTGAGGTTTTTATCAAAAAGAAAGCCAGGTAAATTTATTAGGGAAGCAGCAGAATTGCTTTTCCGTAAAAGCGGTTTTTAATTAAATTGCAGCATGGACATAATGCAGCTGATTAAACTGGTGAATGATTACGGCACACTGCCCGTCTTGGTGTTTGTGTGCTATATTTGTTATAAGATGTTCGTCAGCGAAAGAGCAAAAGCAGACAAGTGCGCAGAAAGAAGATTTGAGGACATCAAAGAACACACGGACGACACTAAGGCTTTACTGCAAACAACTCTTAAAGCTATCGGCGAAATGCAGCAAGCAAGCAAGCAGGTAGCTGAAGCGTGCAAAGAGATTAAAGACATTCTGACAAAATGATTAGAGCGATTTTAAGTCACTTACGGAACGACTATGCTACAGAAATCACGTGGGAAGAAATGCTAAGCATTAGCAGAACAGAATGGACACAGGTAAGTGAAGGATGCAAGGGCATACGAGTAAGAATGCCCGCTCCAAAAATTATGAGCTTTATCATTAAAATGGAACCGGGCTCGCATATACCCAATCATTGGCACGAAAAAGTGAAAGAATATTTTACGCTGCTGGAAGGAGATTGCTTTAGCAATATTTACCGGGACATGGAGACAGGTACTGCATACAAAGTGCATCCAGGTGTAGAGCATAACTTTAGCACAGAAAACGGGTGCTTGCTGCAAATGACTGCGGTACGGGTAGGGAAATAGTTGTAGAACACCATGTAAGCCGCTATATTTAACGTCAATCAAAATCATAAAGCTTTATGGAAACCCTAATGAAAATTATCGTACGAACGTTTTTCATGTTCTACGGAGACAAGCTGAAAGGCGACCGTACTGCGCTTGTAGGAGTGCTGACGGGTATTTTGGCGCTTTGGACAATGATACAAGGCGAGGGACTTTTTCAAGCGCTGTGCGACTTGGCTGCAAAGATTCCCTTCTTTAGCAAGTTCTGCGACATTGAGTCCACCGTCTATTACAGCATTATGCTGGCGCTGGTAGCAGGCGTAACAACTGCGCTGAAGTATCTGGACACAAACGAAATGGGCAAGCAGAGGATGATGTCAAGCGGATACACAGAGGGCAATTTTGCTCGGCTCGAAATTTATGCCATTGCAGCAGCGCTTATTGTAGTGGCAGCAGTAGTAGTAGGTATATGGAAGATGGGCTTTGCTGCGCTGCTGTTTGGCCTCATTCCTATTTGGCTATTGACAAACATATTGGGAGCGATTAAAGCCGCTACCAAGTAAGAAGCTTCATTTCGCATCGTTTGCTTTTAGGTGGGTGTCGCATAGGCGCCCACTTTTTTTGTGACTTTTTTGCAGAAAACTTGCACAGTAAAGTAAAGCACTTTATATTTGTAATGCAATAACGCACAAGCAACAAACAAACGCAAATGACAACTTCAATCTTAAACTCGCAGTACCAATCTTACCTTTCATTCCAGCAACGCCTTAAAGAAAATGACTTCCCTTACGACCAGCCGCTCCTTACCAAGGAGGAGTTTATCAAAAAGGAGAAAGCAAAAATGGAGAGGTTGCTTAAAGAGGAGGCAGCTCACCAGCGCAGGATAAGGTCTTTAGAACGAAGGTAGCCGAAACCTCCTCCGGGAGGTCTGCTGGAAATAACCTACCAGCACTGACGAGGCAGGTTCCTTATGAAGCAATACAAACAAGACATTTTAGAAACTAAACTACACACCGCCCGGGAGTCCTACCACTCTCTCAACACCCTTATAAGCTCCCGGGCACTTTAAAATCAAATGCAATATGGCACAAGAAAAACAGCCGAAAAAAAGTTTTGTGGAGCGCATGCGCGACAACGTATTAAAGCCCCTGCAAGAGCTCGGGATGGAAAAGGCGCAAGCGGAGGCAGAAATACAATGGGCAGCAGAGCAGATTCTTAGCTCGGAGCAGCTTTTAAAGTGTTCAGCAAATAGCCTTTTCAATGCTGTGCTGGATACTGCACGAATGGGACTATCTCTTAACCCTTCTCGCGCTGAAGCTTACTTAACCACAAAGTGGGATAAGGTGTCTAAATCGGCTAAGGCATATTTAGAGCCAAGCTACCGAGGCTTGACTTTGTTAGCTGCGCAATCTTGCGGAGCCAAGTACAGCATTGCTCATGTAGTGTACAGCGACGACGATTTTGTTATGCCCAATCTGCTTGACCCAAAAAGCGTTGCGGTTCATAAGCCAAGCTTAAAAAAGAGCGGAGAGCCTATAGGCGCTTATTCGCAGTTCGTTCTACCTGACGGTACTGCGCTGTTTGAGTACATGACGATTGACGAGATTAAGGAGGTGCGTAGTGCAAGCCAAGGGTGGCAGGCATTTGAGAAAAAGAAAATACAAGCAACGCCCTGGCACAATTGGTTTGGAGAAATGGCGCGCAAGACAGTAGTAAGGAGGCATATCAAATACCTACCTAAGTACGAGAACACGAAGTACGAAAAGCTGATGGCTGCTGCAAGCGCGATAGATAGCCAATACGAGTTTGAAAACACTCCGGTGGTAGTAGCAGCGGATGAGCAGGAGAACGTGCGAGAGAACGCGCGAGAAACGCTTGTGAAGCAAATTACCGAGGGCTTAAGCAAGTGCAGCAAAGAAACACAGCAAGAGCTGAAGGAGCTGCTAAGAGAGAAAAAGGCAGCAGGAGAAATCACCTTGCAGCTACTTGAGGCAGTGGCGAAGCAAATAGAGGAAGAAATTGCAGAATCAACAAGCACGGAGCAGTGAAAATCTACGACAACATAGTGCAGGGCACTCCCGAGTGGGACGACATTAGGTGCGGCAAAATCACGGGCTCAAAAATGAATACTCTAATGCAAAAAGGCGGAGTAGGAGATGACTGGGGAGCGGGAGCTGTGACATACGCCTATGAGCTGGCGGCAGAAAGAATGCTGCTGCGCAACGAAGAGCCTAAGTTTAACCTGCCGCAATTCCAGCGAGGACATGAGGAGGAGGTGCTGGTGAAAAAGAAGCTGCTTGAGGAGTATTGGGAGCCTATACAGGAAGTGGGTTTTATACAGCTTAACGACTACTTTGGCGTGAGCCCTGACGGTATTGTTGGCGGGGAAATATTGCTGGAGTGTAAAAGCATAGAAAGCCCAAGCAAGTTTCTTCGGTTTGTAGACGAGGAGAAAATACCTAACGACCATTACGCGCAAATGCAGGCGGGTATGTATGCAGGCAACTTTCAGTCTGCGTGGTACGTGCAGTACAACGGAGCCATGAGGAGCTTTCACCGCGTGATAGTTGCGCGAGATGAAACGTTCGTACAAGACATGGCTGTACGTATTGCAAATTTCAATCAGTACGTTGACAAGCTTAAAATGGAGCTACATGAAAAGGTACGTCAGGGGAATTTTTAGTGGAGGGCAAATGCGCTTTGATTTTATGCAGCTTACACAGCAGGCTGAATCATTGCTAAAGGAAGGAGAGGAGTTTCTTTTAAGTATTGAAAAAGCAAAGCGATGGAAGACGCTTAAACAGTTGCGAGCGTTCCACGGGCCTGTATGCGAGCAGGTGCAAAGGTACTGGCGAGATGAACATGGAGAGTGGAAGTCGCTTGATAGGGTTAAAGAGGAGCTGAAGGATGAGTTCCTGGTTAAGAAAAAGCAATACTATGACGATGGTAGTCCTGTTTTGCTTAAGCTTCCGCACCCGAGTCATAAGAATGCAGTATATTTATGGCACCTTGAACAAACGCCCTCCCTTAAGGATTTGAGCATTGAGGAAATGACTGATTTTATTGAGCAAATAATTAACCACTACTGGCACGAAAAAGGCTGGCAAATAACGATTGAAGATGAGCTATAAAAAAGTAGAACAAGCATGCAAAGAAATGTTCCAAAGCAAAGCCTACGACGAGCTTGCTTACGGCACGCAAGGAGTCGCATGGGCGACGTTTAGACGGACGTGGCAAAACGGCAAGATGGGGCTTCAAAGTATGATTACAACGCTGCGGAAGTTCCATGGCGAAAAGAATGTACAAGTATATGTCAAGCTTAAAAAGAGAACGCGCAGAGCTGCTCCTAAGCGAGTGGAAGCTATGGACAGTCGTGCTGAAGGATAGCTTCGAGCTTGACGGAGTTAAGTATGCAGCATTTCACGGAGAGTGTAGACTGGAGGATAGGGGCGGCAAGTGCTTTCTAATAGTAAAGGGAAGCGTAGGAGAGCTGGTGGTTGCTTTGAGCAATGTTGCAGACATGAAGTTTGGCAGCAATAAAACGTCAAAAGCAAACGTCTTAAACCTGTGCAGCACACAGGACAATCAAAACAATAAACCACAAAAAACCAATGACAACGACTGAAATTTTAGGAAAAGAAAAAGCACCTATCAGCGAGTATTTTTACAGCTTGCAAGGCGAGGGGAGGTACACAGGATACCCAGCATTTTTTGTTCGGTACCGCGGGTGTAACCTACTGTGCGGAAGGGACATGAAAACAGATAGCGAGCACCCAGACGCTGAATGGGAGTGCGACACCATTGACGTATGGCGCAAGGGCAAGATGATGACGAACAAGGAGCTGGTAGACAAAATGAACGAGGAATTTCAGTTCATTGACAGGTTGTTTAACCAGGACGCGCACCTTATCCTAACAGGCGGAGAGCCGCTTTTGCACATGCGCAGGCTGGAGTGTTTCATAGAGTATGTAGACGGCTTATTGGCAGACGAATCGTTCCCACACTTTCACACGCCTTTCGTGGAAATAGAAACCAACGGCACAATCACTCCAACAGAGTATTTGCTTAGGCGTGTAAACCAGTGGAACGTCAGCGTCAAGCTGCATAACAGCGGCCAGCCTTTAGATATGCGAGTGATAGACGATGCCTTAGAAACATTTGCACAAGCGTCAAGGGTTGCAGGTTCAGTAGATTTAAAGCCCGTCATAACACATCCAAACGACATTTTCCAGGTGCAAGAAATTGTTGAGAAATACGGCTGGAGCGAAAGCAATGTCGTTCTAATGCCAGGAGGCAGCACGCAGCAGCAGCTTGACGAGAACAGCAAGTTGGTTGCAGAGCAGTGCAAGGCGTTTGGGTACAGGATGAGCAGCAGATTACAAGTTATAATCTGGAATGAAGTAACCGGAGTTTAAATAGGAAAATCAAGTAGTAAACTTTATCTTAGCACAAACAGGAAATATGGATAAGACAAAATTAAGTTGGAACGACGTCGCCAGGATGGCTGACAACCTTAAAGCAGTGATTGCTCAAAAGGTACCTCGCCCTAAAGTGTACCCGGTACCGCGAGGAGGTATCTATGCTGCATTGCTGCTCGGGTTCGAAATAGTAGACAGCCCAGACAAAGCCAATGTCATAGTAGACGACTTGATTGATAGCGGCAGCACTAAAGCACAGCATGAAGTGCTTTACCCAGACAAACCTTTCTACGCTTTATTAACAAAAGCACACGACGACCTATGGATAGAGTTTCCATGGGAGCGCAACCAGCGCAATCCGCACGAGAGCGTCACAGACAATGTATCGCGAATACTGCAATACCTGGGAGAAGATGTAAGCAGAGAAGGGTTGCTTGAAACGCCAAAGCGATACATAAAAGCCATGGAGGAGTTCTTAAGCCCTCCGGAGTTCAACATGACAACTTTCCAAGCAGACAGCCAGGACATGATAATTGTCGATAATATCACATTTGAAAGCATGTGTGAGCACCACTTGTTCCCTTTCCATGGAGTAGGCCATATTGGATACATACCCACAGACAAGATGGTCGGCATAAGCAAGATTCCTCGCACGCTGGAGCTGTTTAGCAGACGACTGCAAAACCAAGAGCGGATAGGCTCTCAAGTTGCAGACCACCTAATGCACCACCTGCAACCAAAGGGCGTTATTGTCATTTTAGAGGCTGCTCATATGTGCATGTGCATGAGGGGAGTGAGGAAGCCTGGCGCAATGACTAAGACAAGCGCTTTGCGAGGCTTGTTTTGCACTGACAGCGATTTACGAAATGAGTTTTTACAGCTAATCAAATAAGCATGGAAAAGATAGTAGAATGGGTGCCCGTACCCGGTTTTGATAAGTACGAGTTCAACAAGTACGACGGGCAAATCAGACAAAAGAAAAACGGCAAGGTGCTTGAAGCAAGCACAAAAGGATGGACTGTAAGGCTAAGAACCAGCGACGGTAGCCGTAAAACCGTTTCTCCGGCGCGTCTCGTGCGCGAAGGGGATTGGCCCTGGAAAACTATCCCGGAAGGCATAAAAGCGCGAGAGAACGCAAAAGAGCCCAGCGAGAAGCCAAGTAAGAAGCAAACAAGGATTGAGCGTGACGGAGTAAGGGCGCGCAAAGCAAAAGGTCAAAAGCTTGTTCCGCGCAGCGCAGCTCCAGCCAAGCCCAAGTATGACGAGCGGACAAAGCGAAAGGTAAAGCTCAACCCTTTGCTTGCAAAAAAGATAAGAGGACTGCGCAAGGAGGGATGGTACTTAAGGGAAATCGCAGAAGAGTTTGGTGTGCATGTTAGCACGGTAAGCGAAATCTGCTCAAATAAACTTTACAAAATCATTAAAACCACAAAACAAGATGGCTAAAGCAGAAGGAATGAGCATCCCTTTTGAAGGGAAGGAAGCAATTATGAAAGACGTCCTTGAAACGTTTGAGTACGGAGGGGATATGTCGCAAATTATCAAAACTGAAACGCACGAGTTTAGCGCAGTATGCCCTTTCAGCGGCTTACCAGATATCGCTACGCTGCGCATTCATTATCGTCCAACCGCCAACATGTGCGTGGAGCTTAAAAGCTTGAAGTATTACACCATGTCTTACCGCAACGTAGGCCTCTACCAGGAGCATGTAACCAACGAAATTTTCAACGACATGCTGAAGTGCTTAGGCGTATCTCCTAAGGACCTGTATGTGTACACGAAGTACAATGTGCGCGGAGGCTTTTACACGGAATGTGAGCTTGGAAACAAGGAGCTGAAATGAAATACTTTTTCAGCAGCCCTTCCGGGCTAAAGAAAATCCTGGAACCTGGGGGCGCTCGAAATTTCCTGCTGAGCTATGCAGTAGACGCAAAGCACTGTAAGAAATTTGATGATATCAGCGACAGCGTTATCATTGATTCGGGCGCCTTTACGGTTTGGAACAGGGGCGAGGGGGACATAGATATAGAAGCCTATGCAGATTTTTGCCTTACGCTTCCACAGGATTGGACGTTCATAAACGTGGATGTGATTCCCGAAACAGGCAGCACAGCAGCAGACATTGAGCGCTGCTGTGAGCGCGGATACGAGAATTACAAATACCTTAAAAGCAGGATACAAAATATCATGCCGGTGTACCACTATGGCGACAACCAGAAGTGGCTAAAAAAGTTTATGGATGAGGCGGATTACATTGGCATAAGTCCAGCCAACGACACCCACGAAAATGTCAAGCGCCAATTCCTAAAAGAGACCTATGCTATTTGCGGCACAGACGTAAAGACTCACGCGCTTGGATACAGTAGCTTGGTTGGGCTTAGCATGTTTCCATTTTATAGTGTAGACAGCATTTCGTACAAGCGAGTGAAAGTGCTTGTTGACGGGAGTGCAAAAGCGCTATTGGTTGCAGGGGATATGAGGTACCTCGGTATTAAGAGTATCCAGGAATATTTGTACATAGAAAAATACATGACAGAGTTATGGGAAAGCAGGGGAGTTACCTGGGATTAGAAACTATCAATCTGAGCGAGGTGCAGCTAAGCGATAATTGGTTTATGCTGCCCAAGGATGCTGGGAAAATGTTCTTAGCTGCATACACATCAGAACCGGAGCTGTTTGACTTAAGGGTAGCTGAAATAGACGGGGCATATTATGCTCTGGAAGGAGATGCTCTTTTTGCTACGCTGCTAAAGTACAAACAGTATGAAGCGCGCTGCCATGTTTACAAAGTAGACAGCCACGAAAAACTGGTAGAAATTAAAGCGATTAGACAAATCGCAAAGCCTTTTGTAAATTACGTTCAAATCGCTATTGACTTTAAAGAGGTCAGCGATAAGCTGGGCTTGAAAAAGAAGTACAGCAAAGGAGGTAAATTGTACGAGGATGTGTGCTTGCTTAGCGAGTACGATTGGGAAAAAATTTACCAGGAGCAAACAACGAATCAAACTTCACTTTTTTAAAATCAAAGAACATGGAAAAACATGCGAAACAGAAAGGAGCTTTAGTGCTGCTAAGTGGCGGGCAAGATTCAGTCACTTGTCTGTACTATGCTTTAGCATATTACGACAAGGTAGCTGCGCTAAGTTTTGACTACGGTCAAAAGCACGCTAAGGAGCTGGAGTATGCGGAAAGCTTGTGCAGCGACTTACAGGTGCCCTTCAAGCTCATTTCTGTAAAAGGAGTATTTGGCGAAAGCGCACTAACCAACCACGAGCTTGATGTGGATGGGATGCACCAGGTGAACGAAGGGCTGCCTGCTACATTTACAGCAGGAAGAAACATGACTTTTCTTTCTATTGCTTGTGGGCTTGCGCACAGCATGGGCATGCCTACAGTCATCACAGGGATATGCCAAACAGACTTCAGCGGTTACCCAGACTGCCGAGACAGCTTTAGAGCAGGTATGGAAATTACTGCACAGCTTGCACTTGACAACCCTGACATGAGGATACTGGCGCCCTTAATGTACAGAACCAAAGCTCAAACATGGCAGCTGGCAGGCGACTTGACAAAGCGATTTAAGGAGCTTGGAAAAGAAGGGGAGTTGTGGGATGTTGTAGAAGTGGTTCGTACGCGCACGCTTACTGACTACAACGGAGACCTGACGCAAAACGAATGGGGCTTAGGCAAAGCCGACAACCCTGCCAGCAGGCTTCGCAAAAAAGGGTACGAGGAGGCGAAAGAGAAAGGGTGGGTGTAGCAGCACCTACCAAGCATCATTAAGGTATAAACCAAAAGCAACAGCAAATGAAAACCAAAGCAATAAGATACCACGACATCTGTGCAGGGCATCGCGTACACAATCACGAATCAAAGTGTGCGCACTTGCATGGACACAACTACCGTTTCCACTTTACGGTAGAGGCGTTCAACGAGGATGAGCCGCTTGACGAAATTGGGCGCGTGCTTGACTTTAGCGTTATCAAGTCAAAGCTTGCAATGTGGCTTGAGGAGAATTGGGACCACAAGTTCTTAATCTGGGAGAAAGACCCGCTCTCTCGCGTTTTAAAAGCAGCGGACCAGGATGGCGTGGTGATTGTGCCGTTTAACCCGACAGCGGAGAATATCGCCCGTCATTTCGTAGATGTGGTTGCTCCTGTGCAGCTTGCGGGAACGCGCTGCAAGTTAACGGGGTGCAAAATTGAGGAGACTCGAAAATGCAGCGCCTACTATGGAGAATAACAACGAAGCGAAACGAAGCAAAAGAGAGGAGCGCGGATTTAAGGGCGTATGGATTCCCGCTTACATTTACTTAGACCCTAACTTAAGCGCTTTGGAAAAGCTGCTCATAATCGAAATTGATAGCTTAGACAACGACGAGGAAAAAGGGTGCAGAGCCAGCAATGAGTACCTTGCTAAATTCATAGGAAAAAGCCCAGGCACGACCAAAAATATGATAACCAAATTAAAGAAAAATGGTTACATTGAGCAGTGCTATTTTGACGGTAGAAACAGAGGGCTCAGAGTGTTAAAAAGTGCAAGCTGGTCGCACGTATATGTGCGAGCTGGTTGCACGGATTCGTGCGAGCAGGATGCACGGATTCGTGCAAGCTCCGAAACTCACGTTGCTTCTTATAGTGTTAAGAATAACAGTAGTAAGAATAAAAGTAAAAAAGAGCAAAAGTCCGTTTCCGACATTTTGGCAGAAAAGGTGATTTTTTTCTTAAACGAAATGACAGGCAGGCGCTTTCGCCCAGAGGGGAAAACAATGCTTTTCGCCAGGTGCCGAGAAGGGTACACGCTTGAGCAGTTCAAAGACGTTATCGCTCTCAAATGTGCGGAGTGGCTCAACACGGAACAGGAAAAGTATTTACGCCCGGAAACCTTATTCAACAAATCCAAGTTCATAAAATACCTCGAGGATGTACAGTGGCTCAAAGAAAACCCAGCAAAGCAGACAGCTTACTTCAATCAGCAAACCGCAAAGCGAATTGGTTCAAGCAAGATTGAAGCGCTACGAGACCAAATTGCAAGCTCTATATGAGCAGGCGTCAAGCAGCTTTAAGGCACTGCACATTTCGGACATCCGCGAAATCCTTAGAGCGGACATGCCTACCTTCGCAGACATTGAAGCTCACCGAGACCAAGCTACTGCGCTAAAGGTTGCAATGGTTGCGCTGCTAAGCTTGCAGAGGTATGGGTTGTGCAAAGACGAGGAGGATGTGTTGTGTTTGAAAGAGGTATCTAAAGACATTGTCAACTCGCCTAGGTATAGAGCCATGTCGCCTTACGATATTTGGCTCATGTGCAGGTGGGGGAGCGCGGGGAGGTTTGAGGATGACGGCAAGGTGTACAAAGTCAAGTACAACACACTGCACGGTTGGCTGGCGAAGTATAACAGCGAGCGAATCGCTTTGAAAAAAACAATCAAGCCGGCTAAAGTTTTGCAGCAGCCAAAGCAAAAAAGGAGCCCGGAGTTGGATGCAAAATTTGAGGAGCTTAAAAGGAAGCTGGATGCCAATAGAGATTAAGTGGGGGCAGTGTAAAGGAGAAAACTGCACAAGCAAAGGCAAGGAGGTGCCATTGGCGCATGTCAAGCTAAAGCTTTGCCAGAACTGTAACAACATTAGGAAATGGAAGCAAAGTACAAGCGCTACAAAAAGTCAGCGTTCATCAAGCAGCTGGTCGACACAGACTACTTCTCAGAAACGATTAAAGCAATCAGGCGCGCTAAGAAAAAGAAAAGGCAGCGCCCCACCAAAGACACCTCTCAAGCGTAAAAATGCGATACGCGCCAAATCTCGCACGTCATTCGCAAAGCAAAAAGAGAGGGCTTGGAACGCTTTTAGCTTGTTTGTGCGCTTACGGGATGCAGACCAAAACGGTTATTGCAAGTGCTGCACATGCTCAAAGGTAGCTTACTTCAAAGGAAGCGGGATGCAGGCTGGGCATTTTTGGCAAAGCGGCAACTACCCGAACACCAGATACGACGAGCGAAACGTTCATGCGCAGTGTGTAGGGTGCAACGTAATGAAGAACGGGATGGAGCTTGCGCACATGATGCACATTAGAAAGAAGTACGGAGAGGAGGTGTTAAACGAGCTGGAGCAAAAAGCGCACGTACCAAGAAAATACAACGAAATAGAACTGCTCGCGATAGAAAAGCTGTACCTTAAAAAAGCAAAAGAGGAGGCAAAAAAGCGCGGTATTGTGTTGTAGAAATACTTAATTTTGTAAAAACGATTTATGAAACTTATCACTCCAATCAGCTACATAGACCAGTACCTTGCAGGGGAGACAGAAAAGTCGGGTCCAGCAAGTAACCCAGCCATACAAAAAATCATACGCGACTGTATGCCTTGGGTTGAGCCTAATGTGGACGACAGCAAGGTGGCGTGGTGTGGTTGTTTCATGCTGCACGTTTTAAGGCAGTGCGATATAGACGTCAGCCAAATTAAGCATCCCTGGAGGGCGCAGGCGTGGGTGGAGTATGGACACCCAAGCGAAAATCTCCTTTACGACAAGTGCATTGCAGTATTTAGGCGAGGGGGTAAGAATAGTGTGTATGGGCATGTTGGTTTTCCGCTAAGAGAGAAAGAGGGTAAGATACTGCTGCGTGGCGGGAATCAAAGCAACGGAGTACACGATAGATGGTACAGCAAAAAGAGCTCTTATTATGAGTTTTTAGGATATAGGTTAATACCAGAACTAAATGAAAACTACGAACTGAAATGAAAGCAATTGAACACGTAATTATCGCCCTGGGCTTAGACTCAGAGTTTCAGCAAAATTTGCAGCTATGGAACACGCTTAGCGGTAACCTTGCGCACAACATTAGGGACTACATTTTGCAGCAATGCTCAGAGGATGAGCTGTTAAGCTGGGCAGAGGAGTTTATGCAAGGGAGGTACGGACACGGAGAAAAAAGAAGCGAGATTTACTATGCAGTAGCGGCAGTCCAAATAACACTTTATGAAGAGGTTATAGACCTGATAAACACGCGAGTTGAGGAGCTGGATTCGGAATCACAATCCAGGGTCGTATCGCTTGATGTAATGGAGCAGCTTGTAAACAATTACCCAATCAACAAAAATTAGCTTTATGGCTTGCGGGCACAGCACGATACCCAAAGCGTCCAACTACAAACACATAATCAAAAATAAGACAATACCTATTGAGAATGGTGTTGTCAAATGGAGCATTTTGAACTTCAGCAGGGACATGGACCGCCTTGTTCAGCTAAGCATATTCCACGACGTGTTCCAGGAGTATGAGCGCAGGATGTGGCCTATACGTTTCCAGAAAACAGACAACCCAGATGAAGCGTATTTCAAAGTGGTGTTTGCAAACAAAGGGAAGTACCTTAATCACGAAGGCAGAGAGGTGAGCATACCCGTGCCTTTTGAGGAGGGCGTGCTTGCATACGCTTACGGCCCGTACGACAATTTTGAGTACCGCGGATGGGTGTTTGTCAATGACGACATTTTTTGGACAATGAAAGGGCAGTCGGAAGGCGGAATGAAAATACGCTTAACCTTAGACCACGAGCTTGGGCACGCAGTAAACCTCGACCATACAGATGAGGAGGCTGATTTAATGTATTGGCAGTACGGAGAGCACCGCACCTGGACGCAAGACAGCCAAGCAGGAATTGACAGTATTTACATGAGGATAATGGTGCCTCTTTTAAACCACTTTGGATATGAGCAACGTTTCAGAAAGTACAAAGCCAAAGCGCAAGAAGCGCAAAAGTACCCGAAAGCCCTTGACTACATCTGTCGCAAAGCAAAACAGTTCTTTTCCAAGCTCTAAGCCAAGCGAGGTGTGGGTAACGGAGGACGGCAGAATCGCTTCGCGCAGTAAGAAGAAAATCGTGCCAATGCTCATTGCTGCAATGCAAGAGGTAGTGGAGGACCTTGACAACCTTATTCTCACCGTGCCGGAGCTTGTAGACGAAATCAATTACCACTTGCCTTTGCACATGCGAATAACAGCAAACACTTGGAGCAGTTGGCAAACGGAATACCGTAACGCAAATTGGGAAGATTTAACTACTGACGAAAAGAACTTTTTGCGGGAAATAAAGCGCATTATGAGGAGCAGAAAAAAGCTCATGTGGAACCGAATGCGTACCGCACAATCTCATTGGCAAAAGTGGGCTTGGTTGCTTGAGCGTAAGTACGTTGACTTGCGCGCAGTAAACACAGTCCAGCACCAGAACCCAGACGGCACAGGCTTGTTTCAAAACAAGACAGACGAGGAGCTTGAAAAGCTGTCAAACAAGTACACAAAAATCATAGAAATAACGGATAAAAATGATTCAGATTAGCCAACAACGATATGCAGCAGAGCTCGCTTCTTATATAGGCTGCAAAGTAAGATGGGAGGTGGAAAGCAAAGTGAAAGCCACAGGAACGCTGACAGGAGTAAGCGTCAGCAACTCGGACGAAACCTATTACGCGACAATCCTAATGAATGGCGCTCATTATGCTTGCCCGGTAAAAGAGGTTGAGGTGCTGGCGAAGCCCGCTAAGATTGCAAGTATCGCAGAGATGCGTGAAGCTTTGGAGTATGAGTGGATAATGCAGCACGCTAAAGAGTATATCAAGCTGCGAAAAAAGGTGTCGCAAGACATACAGCGCAAAGCAGAAGCTAAAGAAGTTGAAGGGCAGCACGCCTGGAGGTTAATGGCTCAAAAAGGGTACCAAATACCCGGCCACGAAAAGATTCTTAAATTCGCGAAATAAAGAAGCATGTACAACAAAATCACTTTAATAGGACGCCTGGGGCAAGACGTGGAAGTGTCGCACGGGCAGCATGGGGAGTATTTCACGTTCTCCTTAGCAACTTCAAAGAGCTGGAAAAACGCTCAAGGAGAATGGGTAGACAAAACGGAGTGGCATAGCTGCATATACTCCGGGAAGTATGCAAGCAGCATGGCTAATGGGCTATTCAAAGGCAGGTTGCTTCTCGTGGAAGGGGAATTAACCTACACCAAAAAAGATAATGTCACCTACTCAAACGTCAGGGCTTATACTATTCGCAAGCTGGACAAAGAGCCGGAAATGCAGGGCACAATAAACGAGCGCCATAGCCCCTTCCCGGAACCTAAAAAAGCCGCTGACCCTTTCCCTTCTGCAAAAGGAGGCGATTGGGATGGCACGGATGAGGATGACTTGCCATTCTAAGTATGCCCGTAAGCCACGAGCATATTATCGCAGCTAAAGCAAAAGCTATCCTGAGAGCGCGTGAGAGCTTGCTTGCTTTTACGCTTATGACTAAAGACGATTATGATGTAAACTGGCACCACAGGTACTGCTGCGACATGCTTGATAAATTTGCGTTAGGCCACGTCAAAAAGCTTATGATGTTCATGCCTCCGCAAACAGGGAAAAGCGAATTAAGTAGCAGGCGATTCCCCGCTTACCAGCTCGGTATAGACCCGTCCTGCAGGATAGCGCTATGCGGCTACGGAGACACCTTTACGCAAAAGTTTAACCGAGCAGTGCAGCGCATAATAGACACACCCGAGTACGCAGAGATTTTCCCCGAAACAAGAATCAGCAGTAAAAATGTCGCCACCTCCTCAAAGCGAAGCTGGGTGCGAACAAGCAACCTGGTAGAGGTAGTTGAAAGCGCGGGCTTTTTGTACACGACAGGAGTTGGTGGTCCGCTTACAGGTACCAGCGTAGATTGCGGCATAATTGACGACCCTGTAAAGGACAGGCAGCAAGCAAAATCAAACGCCTTTAAGACGCAGGTATGGGAGTGGTACACAGACGTCTTTAAAACAAGGCTGCACAATCAATCAAAGCAGCTTATATTGATGACGCGCTGGGAGCAAGACGATTTAGCCGGCCGCATACTTGACGAGGAGGGCGAGGTATCGGAAGGCGGTAGCTGGGAGGTGATACGCCTGGAAGGCATAAGGGAGGATATGAGCGACCCAAACGACCCGCGAAAATTAGGGGAAGCGCTGTGGCCCGAAAAGCACAGCTTGGAGCGCTGGATGGATATCAAAAAGCGCACGCCCAGGACCTTTACTTCAATGTACCAACAACGACCTGCGCCCCAGGACGGTGACATACTAAAGCGAGAATATTTTGAAGTGGTTTCGCACAAGTCGTTGCCAAAAGCATTTTATGAAAAAACAGTGCATTTCACAATAGATACTGCATACACAAAATCGCAAAGCAATGACCCGTCTGCGGTGCTTGCTTTTGTGGTGTGGAAAGGAGACTTGTATGTAGTGAGCTTTTGGAAAGGGCGCCTGGAGTTTCATAGCTTACTCAAAAAGATAGTGCAGCGTGTGAACAGCATAGGCAGCCCGAACAGCGCGGTGTTCATAGAGCCAAAGGCAAGCGGGTTGTCAGTGCTGCAAGAGCTTAAGAGGCAGACAACGCTGAACGTAATGCGCCACAAAATGATAACCGGCGACAAGGAGGAGCGTGTGCAAACGCTTGAGCCCTATTTTGAATCGGGCAGAGTGAAAATAGTTGAAGGGAGCTGGACGGCAGGTTTTTTACAGCAGCTAATGATATTCCCTAACGGTAAACACGACGAGGAGGTTGATTGCTTAGTGATGGCAGTGGTAGAGGGTCTTGCGCGAGGGAAAGGGCGTAGTACAGCAGCAGTAAGAAGAACGCTTAGAAGCATGTAAACAAAACCATATATTTGTAAAAACAATTTATCATGAACAAAGAACAGGCCTTTGATTTTTTACAAGACGCACAACGCACAGCACAAGGGAGAGAGGATAGAGTGTTCGTTCGGAAAATTGCTGCGGCAATAAAACAGAGATGGAGCGGCAGAGCGGATAAGCAGCGCGTGCTTGAAATTACCAAGAGCAGAACCGTAGACGCTCCAGTGGCGAGCTCTTTAAAAGTAGCAGAGCTGAAACCCGAACACTTTGAAAGCTCGGGAAAGCGCTTGAGGCAACGCAAAGCAGAAGCTGCTGCGGATAAACCTGCGCAAGCAAAACCAGCTCCAAGCGCGCTGCCTCAAGAAGAAGACCCTGACGCTATTCCGTTGAACGCATTTGCTCATTTCGCGGAGATGTCAGACAAGGAGCTGATAAAGGAATTTGGAGAGCTGGCTGCTGTAAAAAAGTGGGCGCGGGACGTAGTTGGATTGAAGGTAAATATGACAGCTCCAGCAAAACGATTCTTCCCTTGGCTGCGTGAGCAATTAACGCCCGTGGAAGCAAACCCTTTCGAGGAAGAAGAATAGCGTATGATTGAAGTGAAGCTGACAGGGTATGAGCAAACGGTAATCAATATACCCGAAAGCCCAGATGAAGTAAGCTTGGCGCAAGGTGTTAGGTTTACAAACAAGTGGCGCCATTTCATTGCTTGGCTTGAGGAGCGCAGCGACGATGATATTGTCAGCTACAAAGGTCAGCTGGAGTATGTTAACTGGCTTGCTGATATCATTAGCAGCACGTACGACATAGACAAGGAGAAGATATTGGGGCAGCATGTAGGAGATTGGGTGGAGCATGCAAGGCGCTTAAAAGGCACGGAGGAGGAGGTTGATGTAGACAGCGCGCAGCACACGCTGCTTTGGATATTTGATAAGACTCAAAACGCAGTGCGCTACACAAGCAAAGTGAGCATAGACAAGCCGTACGAGTTTGAGCATTGGGACGTGGGGAGGAAGAAGGTTACTACCTGGTACATAGCAGCAGAAAGAGCTGCAATGCACATGAGCGGAGCTGTGCTGCCTACGTTTACAGTTGGGCAGGTAGTTGAGGTGATGGAGACTAATCGCCTTATGAGCAGTTATAAAAGCGAGCAAGAGGATAATGCTGAGTTCACGCGTATAGTGCGAGAGATTGCAATTCTCGCGCTTAAGCAAGGAGAATCATTCCCAGCTATGCCTGCACAGATAGACGACTTTGTGAACACGCGCGTAAAGGTGTTCCAAGATGTTAGCTGGAAAGTAGCTTGCGACATAGGTTTTTTTTTGGAAGCTATTACTCCAAGCTAAAGAAGCAGCGCAGCACAATGTATTTTTTCAATCCGCCGGAACCTACATTGAACAAAGGAGATATGGAGGCGTATAGCAAAGCAAAAGCTGCCAGCGAAAAAGTGTTTAAAAGGAACGGATGGAGAAGCATTTATGGGAGGCTTGTGGAAAGTGGTTTTTTCACAGTTAGTACCATGCCGCCTATTGCTGCTGCTGTATCAGCAGACTTTCGCGATGCGGCCATTTTAATTTCACAGGAAAATGCACAAACAACATGAAAAAGAAGCTCCTTAAAGAAATTCGCAGCTTAGCGCAGCGCCTCCCTCAAACAGCTGAAAAAGTAACTGCCGTAGAGATGCGCAAGTGGGGCGAGCTAACAAAAGAGGTTCAGCAGCAAATACGCGAAAGAGATAACATACCCGACGGTTTTGATTATTCCTACGATAAGCTGTTTGCAGTACAAGTTGAGAAGCTGGTTTCCGTAGACCATTACAGACGCTTGAAGCGCGCCTACACAAAAGGTGGGTTTAAGCGTGTGCAAGAATATATCCAGCACGTACAAAAAAATCACCTTAAATTAGCAGCGCAGCACCCAGAGCTGTTTCAAAAAGTAGAACAATGATTCGCAACCTCACCTACACAGAGTTTATCGGCTTTTTCAAAACGGCTGTGCAATTTTATCCGGTAACAGAGGAGCAGTGTCAACGCCCAAACACGTTTGCAATGATAGACACGGTTGCGGATATGTCAAGCAGCAATTTAAGAAAGTCTATTTGCGACAAAGGGAAGAACTATTTTTTCAGCAGGGAGTGGGCGAACAACAAGTACAACCCGTCAAAGCTCACCTGGACTTTTCCTATTGTAATGCTGCAAGAGAACAACTTATCGGGCGCCGACATTTTCCGCAAGAATCAAAAGTGGGCATACACCTTTCAGCTTATAGTTCTCGACCAGTACGACGAAAGCAGCAGAGAGAAGCGAATGTGTGACGGCTGCAAAGGCAGGTTGATAGCGGAAATATTTTTAGACACAGAAGCAATCCTTAGAAACATACTGCGCTACATAACTACAATGAAGTACGGGCACCGCACAGGAGAAACTCCTGCGGATGCAAAGTGGTACCCGTACAACTTGACATTGGCAGACTTTGTGGAGGATACTGCAACGGTAGCAAATTACCAGCGCATGCTAAAGAACTTGAATGCGTCAGTATCTGCACAGCGCTACCAAAGCATCAGCATCAATAATGCCTACGGCACCAGCGTCACCGTCAATGTGAATTTCGACTACTGCAATCTACTGGAGTGGGATGTGGAGCAAAGCAGCTATATTACTACCTACGACGAAGGGTGCTGCTAAAAAAAATTAAAATCTTTTTGCGAGATACTTGCACAGTAAAGTAATTGGCTTTATATTTGTAATGCAATAACGCACAAACAAACAATTTTTAAAGCATGTCAAACGTCAAAGTAGAAATCAAAAGAGAGCAAACTTACACAGGTAGCTACATAACCACAACAAGGTACCAAGTAGGTAACGCAGTCCTGTTCGTTAAAACTGCAAACGAGGAGTCAAGCAGCAAGCTTATAATCAAGCACTTGAATAACAGGTTCCAAGGACATAGCGGAAGAACTTCACAACAAGAAACCGCACGCGTAATGAGCTTGTTCTTAAGCGGCGACATCGCGGCAGCACATGAAGCAGTCAAATCCAGCTACGGAGCAGAAGCTTTGCCAAGATAGTTAAAAAAAATTGCGAAAAACTTGCATAGTAAAGTAATTGGCTTTATATTTACAGCACAATAACAAACAATAACAAACAAAAACAAACGTCATGAATCAATTTAGAGAAACTTTTGAGGAGCTTACTTGGGAGCTAACAGGTACAGTAATAGTAG